ATGCTCACCGTTAAGCAGATTGAAGCAGCAAAGCCGAAAGAAAAACCATATCGCCTTCTCGATGGTAATGGCCTGTACCTTTATGTCCCTGTATCCGGGAAAAAGGTATGGCAGCTTCGCTACAAGATTGACGGTAAGGAAAAAATACTGACCGTAGGAAAATATCCGCTAATGACTTTGCAGGAGGCAAGAGATAAAGCATGGACCGCGAGGAAAGACATCTCGGTTGGCATCGATCCGGTAAAAGCGAAAAAGGCTTCGTCTAACAACAATTCCTTTAGTGCGATTTACAAGGAATGGTACGAGCACAAGAAGCAAGTCTGGTCAGTAGGCTATGCAAACGAACTTGCCAAAATGTTTGACGACGACATTTTACCCATCATCGGCGGCCTTGAAATTCAGGATATTGAGCCGATGCAACTGCTGGAAGTAATCCGCAGATTTGAAGATCGCGGTGCAATGGAGCGAGCCAACAAAGCCCGCAGAAGATGCGGAGAGGTTTTCCGTTACGCTATTGTCACCGGAAGGGCTAAATATAACCCGGCACCTGACCTTGCAGACGCCATGAAAGGATACCGCAAGAAGAACTTCCCGTTTCTTCCTGCAGACCAGATCGCGGCATTCAACAAAGCACTGGCAACATTTTCAGGAAGTATCGTATCGCTTATTGCGACTAAAGTTTTACGCTACACCGCCCTAAGAACGAAAGAACTTCGTTCCATGCAATGGAAGAACGTCGATTTTGAAAACAGGATTATCACCATCGACGCCAGTGTGATGAAGGGTCGAAAAATTCATGTGGTCCCGATGTCAGACCAGGTGGTTGAACTTCTTACTACGTTAAGCTCCATCACCAAACCAGTATCAGAGTTTGTTTTTGCCGGACGCAACGATAAGAAGAAGCCAATCTGCGAGAACGCGGTGCTACTTGTGATCAAACAAATCGGCTATGAAGGTCTGGAAAGCGGTCACGGATTCAGGCATGAATTCAGCACGATTATGAACGAGCACGAATGGCCTGCTGACGCTATTGAAGTGCAACTAGCACATGCCAACGGCGGATCTGTGCGCGGTATTTACAACCATGCTCAGTATCTAGATAAGCGCAGAGAAATGATGCAATGGTGGTCGGACTGGCTTGATGAGAAGGCGGAGTGAACCACCTTAACTATCGAATGACACAAATCCTTGCAATCCAGTGCAAAGCTTTGTGTGTATGAGTTTTTTCTCACATCACCAGGCAATCATCAAACTCCGTATTCCTGGCGTCATTAATTATGTAAGTGATCACCACGAATATAGCCAGTGCAGAATAGCCAGTGCAGAACTGTAACCATCATCATCTTCTGGCAGCGCTTCCCTTCTCCCGTTATCCAGATTAACCGGGTGGTGCTGAGGATGAGTCCGATATCGCTTGATCCTGAATTCCACATCTATAGCAAAGCGGAAGGATGTCTCAATGTCGTGGACACACAGTGTTACAGCCACAAATCTATAGCCTAAGAAAGGTTTATTTTGTAATTAAAGAAGATTTTAAAAACCAGATTACTCATTCATATAGACACCAATCCCCTACAGTCATAAAATGCCTCTTTTGAATTGCTTTATCTTCATAACAAGAGGTTATTGATGCTTCGCCACTTAACAGGACTCAGATTTATAGCTGCATTAATGGTTTATTTATGCCATTTAAATACAGACTATTTTGGTGTTTTTGTAAAAGAAATGTTTTCCCAGGGATTTATTGGCGTTTCCTTTTTCTTTATTTTATCTGGCTTCATTCTTTCATATTCATATGAAGACAAGCTAAAAAATGAAGTAACAAGTAAAAGACAGTTTATTCTTTTAAGATTGGCAAGAATTGTTCCAATGCATCTATTATTAGCCATGCCATTTATTTTACTAACCATTCACTTAAAGAACTTTGATTTTTCAAAAACCTTAACAAATATTTTATTAATGCAAAGTTGGATACCAAAGGAGGATTACTACTTCTCATTAAATGGTGTATCATGGTCTTTGTCTGATGAGCTGTTTTTTTATTTAATGTTTATTCCGTTGATTTATACATCAATTACAAAGAAAGTAATCACTGCAATATCAATTATAACTCTACTATTAACTATATATTTTTTAAAAATTATACAAACAGAAGAACTTAATCACTGGTTATATTATATATTCCCAGTAAGCCGCTTGGTAGAATTTATTTGCGGCATGATTATTTACGCTTGCTGGAAAAACAGCCGACAGCAGAAAGTCGGCAGCCTTTTGTTTTTAATTTCACTATTACCTCTGCTAATAGCTATATATTATAGCAACAACATAAATAATAGTCTACGTTATTCGTTATATTATTTACTCCCCATGGTAATATTCTTTACTTCATGCATCTATCTAAGAAATGGAGTCATTCATACTATCCTCAGTTCAAAAACCCTAGAGCTATTAGGGAAATCATCATTTATTTTTATTTAATTCATCAACCCATTATATTATTTTGCTTTAAAATCTTTGGACATAATCCCGGACCACTCTATTTAATAGCGCTCCTTGTTATAATAACCATAGTCTCAATCATACTTTATAAATTAGTTGAGGAGCCTTTAGAGCTGATGCTAAGAAAACGAATTTTAGCAGTAAAATAAATAAAACCGCGCTATTGCGCGGTTTTATCTTCAGGCTTGATGAATTTTTTACCGTCATATGACCAGCCAACACCAACATCTCCAACACATTTAACTATATCCGCTTTTTCTGGCTTAAACTCTGACTTACCATCCCATACAACAAGATTTGTAACGACACCATTTTGTACGACTGCATAAATATCGCTCATTACTGATACTCCCACACAAGAATATATCCCTGATTTCCATTATTTCCTGTCGCTGGGCCTGATGACGCCTTATTGTATTTACCTGTCCCGCCAATACCGTATATCCCAAGCATAGTAGTGGTTATACTTTCAACGCCAATCGCCTGATCATCACCAAGTCCAAGTACCCCACATAAATTTGATCGTGAAACTGAATGGAACAGAATCCCTTGCCCTGTAGGAATTGGTGCTTCTGTTGCACTTCCCCCTGAAAATGGAGGTACCTGCTGAACTTGAGTTGATCCCCTTCCTCCCGGGCATACAAGCAAATCACCAAAGCTTGTATTCCCGCCGTCACCTCCAGAGCCTCCTGGTCCTGTTCCTGCTACACCACCGCTTCCAATAGTTACTTGCACGGATTCAGGTATAGACTGATAAAAAAATGCTTTAGCATATGCCCCGTTGGAACCGGCAGGACTTACACCACAGTTACCAGATGCAGTTGCCGACAAATTACCACTGGCACCACCTCCGCCAACGGCTTCCACTATAATTTTCGTTACACCAGGTGATTTGATATAAGTCCCAGATGATCCAAATGCCTGAACCCCCAAAAGCCTTCCTGTTCCATCACCAAGTGTTAAATATTGTAGAGTTTCCGATACGTTTTTTTTACTTAAAATTTCCCTGCCATTTTGAGTCAGCGCTGTCATATCCATTGTTCCGGCACCTGTAAAAAATGCCAACCCATCCGGAATTCCAGAAAGAGATGATAACGCAGTTAAGTTCTGGTTTTTACCCTGTTTTTCATCAATGCCTAAATATGATATAAGATTTAACCATCCATCACTTACTGAGTTTGGATTATTAGTATTTCCATCGACAGTGTTCAAATACAAAGCGCTGCCATCATCTGAAACTATAAGAGCGTATTTTGGATAACCATTAATACCGATAGCAAAATCACTATCAAAAAAGTTTATTGCTCCTGCACTAAACCATCTACATAGAGAAGATAGTTCAAACAGAATTTGATTCATATCTTGACCTTTTGGTGGTAATCCCCCTGCAGATTTAAGGATCATGGTTATTGGAGGAAATCCTAAGTCATATGATGCTGTATTATCACCTGACGGAGTTGTTGGTAAAATCTCCCCCCTCTGTCCATTGATTCCAAATGGTTTAGTTTGTTTTTTGGGCGCGTCTGAACGATTCATATTTAATCTCTGTAAAATGTACCATCATTAAACGGATAAGCATCTGATGAAAATCCAAAGTAAGGACTTACCACTTGGTTTATTCCTACGAGCACACCACTCGGAACAGGTGTTACATCATAATTCGTAAGAATAGATTCTTCGTATGGTGCAAGTTCAAACTCGAATGTTATTCCTACTGTCATATCACGATAATTTACACAGTATGCTCTTCCTCTTTGATAAAACAATATCTTTAGAAACCGGTTGATTTCTGGAATTGTAGCAATACTAATGTTTGTGAACGCTTTGCAAAATATAAGAGTTCTGTAAGCATCATCACTCAGCCTAACATTCGTTGTTTCCTGTATCCCACCAAAAAATGGATCTCCATTGAAAGGCGTTGGGTAATTTATGTCCGCACTATTAGCCTCACTGAATCCGAAAGAACTGGTTTCTATTGGAGCATTAATATAACGACTTATTCCAACTATTTTACCCCACATATCTAGTCCGAATGTTTCACATGTGGTCAAATCCCATACTTTTGTAATAAACTCATCAGTGAAATAATCAAGGTTAACTGCCTGATCAAAAGTATCAATGATAGATAGCAATTTTTTGCTTGCTGAGTATTGGGTAAGAATTGTGTCTTCCCACATACCGCCCTCTCTTACGATAAAGTAACAGTTATATCTGATTCCTGAATGGTTGGAACTTGATCTATACCCATAGTAACAGCCGGACCGTATAGAGAACCATCCAGAGACACTTCAAGAGACAAAATACCTACTGCATCGGGGCTGATTGAAATAACTGGTGAATAATATTTACCAGCATTTATTGTTGATCCAATACGCGCCTTTCCAATACCATCATACCCACCATTGAACACTGTGGATATTATTCCCTTTACTTGCTTAGATATGTCACTTGGAGGATTTAGAGATGAATCAATATTAACCTTAAAGTAAACTCGCGTCGGCGATGCTTTTTGCCATTGCATCACATATGATGGATATGGAGGCATGTAATTAACGTTGTCGTAAACAGTGAACGTTGTATCACCATTCATATTGGCACCAGGATTATAAGTATTGAATATTGACTCAGCAACATCCTCATCAGCACCACCATAAACACAAATATAAACAGAATGCGCCAGAATAGGGAAATTTGTTGTGCCTTTATTTACTGTTTCTGCAGTTCTGTTTGACCATACGTAAGCATCAAGAACACCAGGTGTCGCAAGTAACGCGGCTAATGTAGACGCGTCCTGATTTCTACTGTTTCTGGCAACTGATTGTCTCCGGCGAGTTTCAAAGGCGATCCGTGATTCAACATCAACACCAACTACCCCGGGGTTAATATTATTTACGGCATCCCACCCGGAAACGGCTCGATAAATCTGGTTCAGTGAGCCGGCGGCACACGGAATCGGACCAGTTGTTGTGTTGACAAACTGCACATCAACAGAGCCTGATGAGGGTATTACAGCATTATCAATTGACTGATATATATACCCGCTCGTATCCACAGCGGTACTCCCTGCTGGTATGGTTGTTCCAACCTGACCAATGCATGTTGCTGTAACAACTGTCCCCTGAGCAGCGATCCGTTCCATAAAGTAAATCCGACCAATCCCGTCCTGGAATCTACCGGTTGAGAAGTCAGGGTTTATTTGATTAAACAAACAAAGAAGCTTGTCGTATACCTGAGCAATGATTTCAGTGTCAGACTGTGCGATCTGACCTTGCGGTGAACTCAGTGACTGACTTGCGCCACCGCCAAGAACCGTTGACATGTCTGTAAGTCTTCCCGCCAGCACATCCGCTATGTCGGGAACTGAAAGACCGTTTTCAGTGATGGTTACATCAGGAACAGCCGTATTTAATATCGTCATAAGGTGGCCTGTGCAATATTACCATTGATATCTGTAACGCGGATTGTGCCGCGAGTTGTACGTGTATTCTTGTCAAAGAAAACTGATGCCAGAGCATCCTCAACGACGGGTAATTTGAGTGCTTCAGCCTGCATTTTCTGAGCAATAAAACCAGGAGATGGTCGCCTGCCAAGAACTTCTGCCTTCCATGGAATCCCAAGCGTATTGTCGTAATAACACTCTCCAGAAAACACCAGGCACGCACTGGCGACATCCTGAGCAACAGAATATGATTCTTCTGCGATCGCCAGATTGCCATTTCCGTCAAGCGTCAAGTCCCACGTAGAAGTGTCCAGTTGCATAGTTCTGTATGTCATGTCGGTTTATCCGTTGCATTGGAATTTATTGTTGCCCCACCACTTTGTACACCTGAAACAGAATGTTTGTGATTGTTATAATTGTCCCTTAAATTTTTAACAGTAGATGACTGTGAACTTGCGTTATCCTGAATATCACCGCTAACTTTAAGTAAAGGAGTATTCATGTTGACTCCATCAGGAGCATCAATATTTAACGATGAACATTTAATATTTAGTGGGTTAGGCGTGGTTATGTTTATTGCACCATCAGCAAATTCAATGAATTGAGCAGGTGCAATATTTAATACCCCACCAAGATAAATTGCATCAGATTTACTGTGTCGCCTTTTGCTTCCAGGTACTGATTCTTTACGATTTTTTCTTACCAGTGATGTGTCTTTGTCGCAGACCGCAATCAGACCAATATCACCCGCCACAGGGTCCATAATTACAGCGCTGTTTCCTCTCTGCAACCGCCATACTGGAAGATCATATAAAACCGAGTTAGAAATCATTTTTCCTGTACGGTCTGTTCTGGTTAGTAAAGGAAGAGCGTCAACAACTAAATCCGGTGCCTCCCCCCTGACGTCCTGAACTCTCGCTAACTCAATGAAGAAATATCCAGACATCAGCATCTCAAAAATATATTCCTGAGATTGAGCCTCACTTACCTGAGCAGGCGTTGGAGTAAATAGTTGCTTATCCATTATTCTGTTGCGCCTCTGCTCTTTGTTCCGCTGTTCTGGCGGCAATACATATTGAGTGCCATGAACCATTTGGCATCCATGATGATAACTCATGCCGAACGGAGGTTAACTTATACCTTCCGCTTGCATGTGGTAGTTCTGTTTTGATATCCACATATCTTCCAATGCAAAGGAGAGATGAATATTGCGTCTGAAACATCAGTCCCCCATTTGAAAATACAGGATATCCAACAAGTCCGTATTCTCTGGATATAAACGGAATTACATCGTCTCTGTTTTTTTCTGAAGGCCAGAACTCTACTTTTGTCGGTGGCGTGGCTGACATCGCCAGTCCATAATCTGAACAGACCCTATAAAGTTGCTCAAAAACACTTCCTTCAAAATGCGGACTTCCTGATGTTGTCATCCCTTTTACATTATTAAACACAGCCTCATAACCTGCACTTGCACAAATGGATGAGATGACATCTTCAACACTTTGCGCACCCTGCGCTGTAAACGGGCTTGCTGGCATGTTCTGTAAATCAACATTAGAAGAGGCCGTTATCATCAGACTGCTTTCAGGAGCAGAATTCATGTTTGCTATTGATGAAAGCATCGTGCCGGAGAAAACAAGAGAATCATCAGCAAATACCTCAACATTTAACTTCTGACCTTCCCCAACAATACCATCAGCCTTCCCTGATATATCAGCAAGTCTTTCAATTCCTAACCCGTAAAGAGATATATCAGCCTGAGCACCTCCCCGACCGGTAACAAAGTTCAGGGATACTGTTGACTTAACATTTCTGATGGAGATTTTATTGTTTCCATTTTTATCAAATGCTGATGATTCATTCGTGAAGTCAAACCGAAGACTGTGATTTTTATACAAGCTCGTTTTCCTCGATGTAATACAGCAAGTAACGGCTACCCAAGCCTTCCCATTGCGGGTCCGATTCCCCATCATTATCAATGAAAATAAGGTCTCCCTTAAATCCAAGGTAGGAATATCTTACCATCTTATTCCCATACAGACATGGAACGCCCTGCATAATTGGGACTTCATTAACAGTTAAATCCATGTACATAAAACTCTGTCGCTGAACAATTTTTATATTGCATTGCTGACCAGCCAGACTTACCGAAATGGACTGAGATTTGCTTGGAAGAACAGATACTGTAATCATGTACTCGCCTTAACTATATTTTTTGCAATATCTGCCGCTTTTTTTGTTGCGCTGTTTGTGACTTCGAGTATTGGTTTGGATACCGTATCAAGAGCACTCTGAAATTCAGTCTTGATTGTGCCGGAGATTTTTCCAGTGATTCCGCCAACAGATGACTTCAGTGATGACCATGATTTACTTAGCTCATCGACAGTAGATTCCCTGGCTCCGCCATTGGTTATTTGCGGATCAACTCCTACATCTCCCTGTGACTTATTGTTATCCGTTGGCTTCTGTTCTGACTGAGATCCAGAGAGAATAACTTCCATTTGCTGAATGACCTCCTGAAAATCAAGATAAACCGTCAGAAGAGTAACCCCTTTTTGAGAGTTAACTTCGTAATAGTGGTCAACAAGGTCGAAACTCTCCAGAGTTTCCTTTGGCGTTTCAATATCGTATGTTTTTGCAGAGGACAGCATCGTTTTGATTGTGTTCAGCGTGCTGTTCTGGCTTGTGAATGTGAGATCGAAAATATTCGGGATATTGCCGGAAAAACCAGTAAGACCATTTACGATGATTGCACATCTTACTCTGGCGGGTTCTTTAACTTTGTTGATGGACTGGTATTTCCCTTTCTCCACCGGAGCGTTTGTTATTTGCGCCCTTCCGCTTGGCTGTACGGATGCCATACCACTGAACTCAAGAGCAACCTCGCCAGTTTCCCTGTCACGAATCACATACTGAGGATGCAGAACGCTGTCGATGATCGAAAGCGGAGAGCCACCACCGATAGCATTGAATATGTCTGCTGTGTTTAAATCGATTATGCCCATCTACTCTCCATTAAACAAAAAACCCAGCCGAAGCTGGGTTTAGTGAATTGGCTAGTTATCAAAAAGTCCGTACGTTTCTTCTTCTTCAGGAGTAAGGGGAAGAATCTCAATTCTATCTATAGATACCTTTTCAATGTACCCATGAGGTCTGCTTAAAATTAAAGCTCTCTCATGCCACAAAACACCAAGAATGTGATATCTCCCAGCATCGCCTTTTACCCTGGCTCTTCCTTTGATTCTTGGCGGCATAATGCCATATTTTTTCTTTGCCATTATGCAACATTACTCCCATGAATCAGGTGTTGTAGTGCTTTAACACCTTCCGCATTGTAGCGGAATGCTTCCACCTGTTTGCTGGAATGCGCAGATTTATCCAGGAAGAACTTCCCGTACTGCTCAGTTTTGAGGTTGTTTGCGTTAGCAATGCGACCAATCTTGTTGGCCGTTACTCCAAACTGCTCTGCAATCTCCCCTGCTGAGTAGTAATGCTCTTCTATTGCCGGAAGAGGTATTGCATTAAAACCAACGAGCGGGTTGATTATGCTTGCTGCAGCAGTCTGCTTTGCTTCCGGCGCAAGATTTGGCATCAGATCGAACAGATTGGTAACAGCTTCAACCGTCATTTTCAATGTTCGCGCTTGACGATACTCAACAAGTCCACTCGCTGATTTACCGCTTTTAATGTGCGCTTCTTGCATACTTTCAAGTTGGTCTACCAGTGAGCGGCGAACGGCTTTTGACTCGCGAGCGGCAACTCGCAATGCTTGCTTGATTGACATCTCAATGATAACCATCGAAGTTTTGTTCGCTTTTTGCACTACACTTTTTGTGTAGTGCTCTCCATCCAATTCATCTTCAATTTTCTCGATGAATTTGTTATTACGAACCTCCGGCTCACCGCACTGTCTACGAGCCTGATTTACCATCTCAAGCAGGCGCTGGCTGTCAATGGTTTTATCCGTGACAACGGATCCGATGTTTGCTACATTCTTAAAAGTCATTAGGCATTCCTTATGTGGTAGTAAGGGTGTGACATAGGCCGCCAGCAGCACACTGGCGGTTTTCTTTTTGCGCCGTCCGGCGCACCAATCAATGAATCCATTCCTCGCCGCGCAGTTTTGCCAGCATTGGCTGAGCGTTCTTTACGACAAAATTGTTGGTATCAAGATTCTTCATTTCACGAAGAAGTGATTTCTTGGTTTCTTCTGACATGTAGCGAGTCTCATATGCAATATCGTAAATCCTTCCAGAAAGCTCAGAACCAATTTGCTTCATTCCTGGGTAGATGTGTTTGCACATTTGTTGACTCTTCTCCATCCACAATTGTAAGTAGCAGAGATTAACCAGCTCTTCGTCAGTAAACTGTTTTGCAATCGGTGAGCATTCTGCCTGCCGATCCAAAATATCCAGCACCCAGCGGCGGAACTCTTTAGCCTTGGGCGTAGAAGCAAACATCGCCACCAAGTGAGCGCCTCGGAGCGAGTAAACTCTGACCGATTTGTTACGTAAGCTATTGTTTATCCCGTTGACCTTCATATTGAGGGTCAATGACATTGAGTCGGAAAACTCGTCAGCATTACGGGCATAAATTTGGCTGATGGCATCAGTTTTTTATAGCCGAGAGCCTTAGCTAGTTCGGTGGAGGTAAACCAGATAGACCCACCCTCTGTTACAGGGTTAAAGGTGAATCCTTGGAAGTTATAATCTGATTTTGCTACAATGCTCATGTTAGTTTCCTTGCATACGGTTACTGACATAGAGGCCCGGTTTGTGTTCGCGCACTGCCGGGCTTCACTATTTTTACTGGGCATTAACTCTTTCCTCTCTCAGGCTTTTAGCCAGTCGCTGCACAATCGCAGAGTTGATAGAAATTCCATCCATTTCAGCAACACGTCTAATCTCCTCCTTCATTCGCGCTGGCAAACGAAGCTGGAAACTTTGACTTTTACGACCTGTGTAAAGCACATCTTTCATAAGTAATCCCCCCACAATGATACCAACTTGGTTCTAGAACCAATTTAACACCATTTATTTTGATGTCAAGTTGGTGCTATTGTTTAGCGAACATCTTTACGTTGAGGTCATATGAGCAAGTTCCCTAGTCATGAAATGGATAGGTTCAATATCAGGCTTCCGGCAGGAATGCGGGATGCTATAGCCTTAAGAGCAAAGGAAAACGGCAGATCAATGAATACAGAGCTAGTGTTTATCATTGATGATGCCTTGAAGTCTCCGGTGCCTGCGGAGGTTGATAACTCAAGGATTATGAAGATTTACTCAAACCTTTCCGGGAATAGGCCATCAAACAAAGAAGAGTTTGAGCGGTGGGAGAATGAGCTAGTCAAAGCAATTTTCTACTTACTAGATAGCATCAGTTCTCATTCGCAAATGTATCAAGCTCTCAGGAGCTTAAGGCAAGATGCATATAAAAATGTTTTTGGCGATGATGCTGAAGACATCCAGTTTTGAAGACCATTTCATCTGGTATCCTGGACAAAACTGAGTGTTGCGTGTTTTTTCTTCATTTAATGGGTAGAATCATAAAAACAGCACAAGGATTATAATATGAAGAAATCATATATTCGTTATGCCATTCCTATTATCTCCTCTTGGCTATTCTTAGCTTCGGCGTATGGAGAAGAAGGACTTATTCCACCAGATCATGTCACCAAGGAAGCTGAGATTGCTTGCATTGGGTTGGCTCAAAAATACGCTTCTGAATCAAGAAGATTTAACCCTGATGACATGAAAAAATTCGTCATGGAACAAGCGAATGATTGTCGAGTTTTTTTGTCATACTCAATCTTCAAGCCCAATGCTGCAAGCATAATTTTAGATAAGATTGAATCTGACTATGGTCGATTTACTCCAGATGTATCCGAGGAAGAGGCCAAGTTCAGAGACTATTTTCACAAGAACATCATGTCAGGTGCACAAAAAGCAGCTAAAGATAAGGCTTTTAGAGATGAAATGGTAACACTTGGAGGTTTTGCCATTGCTTCGCCATCCCATCGCAACTTTTAACTATCTAACACCACTTGAAAATGCCTGGTTTACTGATGATCTGCGATTCAACTCCTTAAATCCTTCGGTTAGTTTTGAGGATTGATCCGTTTTGGCAATTACCTTTACCTCTCCTATGTGCTGGCTGTTGTAATTGTTAACAACGCTTTGGGCATAGGATTGGTTTGCAGATCCATTAGCCAATCTTTGCTGGGTTTGGTAGTACGCGGCATTGCTATTTTTCGTTGGGTTACCATAATCAAGACCCCGCTTCCAATTTGAATAACCTTCATGTCGTGCCATGTAGGAACTTAATTTAGCCATAACAGACGGGTCTGAAAGGTCGAGTTTTTCATTTGCATCGACCCCCATTGCCTTAGAAACTTGCTTTATGTATGAGGCGGTATCGTTTTCTGAAGGTGGAGCCCATTTCGTAATAATACCGTTTATAGTATTAAGTTTATCTCTTGTGTAATACAGAGATAATTGCCTTCTTGCTGCTTCCCATCCTGACTCATCATCAGTGTACTTCGCAAACCCTCCAGAATCCCTACCTGCATTACCTTTAGTTCTAAGATTTAATGGGTTAAAGTTTCTATCCGCTCTTGTTTTCCCTGATGGATTTGTTGGTACATCCTGATTTGGATCTTCATATTCAATATTGAATAATCTTTCGAACCAGTGCTGCTGAAAAAACCAAGGCCTTTGTGCATCAGGAACATCTTTATACTGGTCTTGTACCATCTGCCCCAAAACACCAATCGTACCGATTAAGCCCAGCTTGCTTCCTAACCCCTTGCCGCTAAGAAGAGCCATGGCAGCAAGAATGCCCAATGCGTTTCCAGCGCCACTAACGGCTTTAACAAAACCATCAATACCTGTACTCAGGTTCCTGAAGAACCCAACAATGTCACCCTTGTTGTTTTTCAGCCACTCTAAAAACTCCTGTTCTGCTTTAAGCACTTCAGGGCCAAATGTAGCCATTAATTCTTGTTTAACCTGAGCAAATTGCGAGTCAAGGGCTTTAGTCGTAGCAAGAATATTACGCTGTGCTTCTTCCTGCTCTTTGGTCATCTGCCATCGTTTTTCTTCCTCAGATACCATCTGCACAGCTTTTCCGCTTTTAATATCCCCGGCAAGATTAGGGTCATAACCAAAAGCAGAAAGCACTTGCATTAACTGTTTCTCGTTATGGTTCTTCCCATATTTCTGAAATTCCGCCAGAGCATCTTCAGATTTACCTCCAAGCTTACTAATATCAATGCCTGTTCTCGCTCCAGTTGTTAGTAAATTCTGAGCCTCCGGTGTAAGTCCGCCGAAAATTGTTGGGTCTTCTATATTGGCAAGCGCCATCCTGGCGCTCATCTGAGCCCCAAGGAACGCGCCGCCGTTCTGACCAATTCGAGAGAATCCATACTGAGTACCAAGAACGTTACTGGCGCTTGTTCCAAGCATTCTCCCCATATTACTGGCTCTTACAATTGACTCCGAAGTACTTTCAAATGCACGGTGAATGCCAATGGCTACGGCTGTCAACACACCGCCAACAGCCACAAAGCGTGTCGAAAGCCCCAAAAATCCATTAAATGAAGCAGTCAACCCTTTCATTGCAACAGCAGCTTTGTCGGTCTCCTTAGCCGTTTTGGACATTGAGGAGGTTGTTGACCTTTCTATCGCAGATGAAGATCTCTCTATTTCGTTTTTAAGGTCTTGTGCTTCCTGCTTTACTTTCCGTTTTCCATTCAGGAATTCATCGGCCTTAATTGTGACCTTGTAGGCCAACTCATTGATAATCATCGCTGCTCCTGATGTTTATTCCAGACCCGCTTGTTAAATGATTCCACCGAGATAATTTCCAGCAGGTTATACATATCACGAACAGATAACCTTTCCTGCAAATCGGTATAAGTGGCTTTTCCTGAACAGATAATGGCGTTCATTGATGGTGTGACGTTTACGGGGCTAACGAGTTTTGCCGGAAGAGTCTCCTCCTCCATGAACGGGTACTTCACTCTCCGGCGATCGTTAAAAAATCAAAATTGACTTTAAATACCTTATCCATTACCTGACGAATGGTTGATACCTCTTCAAAGTCGACAGGCTTCACGGTTCGCACCTGTCTGCTGCCTTCGTGTGTAATCACAATTTGCACAGTTGACATCAGGCGATCACGAAGTTTTCTGGCGACTTCCGGCGATGCAGCAGAAATAACATTCAGACCAAGGGTGGCAAGGCCAGCACACCCCATGGCAATCACATCAGCAGGAATACCAGAGAATCCCGATTCCCCCATGGAGCGGAATAAATCCTGTGCCAGTTCGTCGGCATCCCATGCCGACATCTCTGTGATAATGAACTCTTTCCCATTGTCGCGATTATCGTCTTCCACGATAAAGGGGATTTCTTTACGTGCCATCAGATAGTGCTCCGTGTTACAGACTCAAAGTGAAATACTGCCGGGCGTGGTTGCAGTACGCGACGACCCGGAGGGGTTGGAGTCCATGTATAAAGAACCCCGTTCACAAAATTCCACTTCGCGCCGAGAGCCGGAACTGTAAGCACCGCATTACACTGAAACGCTGAAATTGCGGTTCTCTCCGCTGCATACCAGTCATCAATCAGCGAGCCAGCATTGGATGTTGGCATCAGGTTGATGGTGAACTCTGTCGGGTTAAAGATAAAACCAGCATGGTATTTACCGTCCGCTGACATCATGTCTTCTTTGTTCTGTAGTGCGCCAGTTTCAAACATGTTATCAGCTGCGTAGTCGTCAACATCAAAACCGCCAGGGTAGTAAGCGGGTACGACGATTCGCAGCTTACTGTTTGCCGAGGTAATATCGATAGGCATGATTTATTCCCTTATAAAATCGCGGTTGAGGACATTGTGATGGACTGGATTAACTGACCATCGACATAATAGAAAATGACACCTTTCAGGTCGCGCTCAATGCGTGCAGAGCCTGACTGTGTCGGGATGTACAGGAACCAGCCCTGTGAATACAGCGTCGATGAGATATCTTTTCCAACAGTGTTATTCACAATTCTGGTTTGCGCATTATCAAGTTTCACGCCACGCTGAATAGCCCCGAAATTGAGAGCCTGTTCAGCAACATCAATAACAGCAGCAGAAACTGCGCCGTATCCTGTCTCATTGAACGGGTAAGACTGGTTATTGGTGAACAGGTTGGCAAAAGCACTAACCAGATTGGCATTAATCCATACCTGATTAATAAAACTGTCCAGCCATACAAACTTGCCAGTAATGGCACCATCAGATGCGTACTGCGCCATTGTTTTGTTCAGGCTGTATGAGCCGTAGAAGTTGTAACCGTTTGACTTCAGTGCCTGAGCGGTCGCCAGATCGCTTACGTTGGGTGCTAACCCTGAAAATCCACGGAACTTGAACGAGATACGCCCATTGGTGCGTGCAAAATCCACGGATGCAGCATATGCCAGTGCTGTAACGCTATACAGGTATGTTCCGTACACCGGAAAAATGTTCTCGTAGCCATTTGCCACAACCACTTTCTGCACAAAGCAATTGGCATTATTGGCTACCGTTCCTGCTGAAGTGGTGTCGTGAACAACATATCCAAACCGGTTTTTACTGCTGCTTGCCCATGCGCACAATTCTGTTTTCTGGTCATCGGTCAGTTCGACCAGCGAGTTAAACAGGATCCAGTTCTGGTTGACGTTGATGATGTTGTTCATCGTGTCTGTCAGCGTTACCGCATCAGAACCCGGTGATACAATCGCTGCGGAATCCTGCGTCAGTAACAACCCGGTAGCCAGAGCGCCAGCAGAAGCATAAGACACTTCACTCTCTGCGCCAGCAGTGGCAGAGCGAATGATGAATCGGTTAGCGATTGGCAACCATTCAACCACCACCTTGCTTGCACCAATTCCAACCTGCAACTTGGACGCAATGTCACTAAAACTTGTGGCTGTGGACAAATCAATTGATGTGCTGGTAGTCGACTCACCGTCAATGGAAAGGGTGATTGTTCCTGCTGGAATCGCTTTCAGTGTTGCCAGGGTAACACCTTTCAGGTTGCCGGACAGAAGATACCCAGCCACTGGTGAAGTAACAATACGATACATCAGCAGTTCACCAGGAATAACGGATGAGTTTTCGTATCCGTTAAAATACTGTTGTGCGGCGAGGAATTCTTTCGATTCACTCCCCATCAAAGCTGATACATCAGATGAGGAGTAATAAGATTGTACCGCGCCAACCGGGATAAGCTCGTTATCGGTCAACATCAGGCCGTTAGCATCAACCGCAGAACCGGCAGGCGTAACGACATTGGGCGTGATATTAAAATCCGTTGATAATGGAATGGTCATATATCTACCTGTTGTAAAGTGATTTCGGCCTTGTCGAAGTAATCCTGTGGGAACGACACGGTAATGTGAGCCTGTAGAGAAAGAGTCAGCGTCCATCTTTCCTGCCACTGGCTTTCCGCATCTATCATGGGAGCCTGAATGGCAGGTGATGAGTAAAGCGGAGCAAGCCGGGCATCGATGGCTTTGATGACGTCGTAGCCATATCCGCTTGTGAATGTTGTTTCCAGTGCAATAGCCCGATCCCCTGCACCCTGACCATAGATATCCACCTGAATATCAGCCTGGCGAACTTCGGTGTATCTCATGGCGCTTGTCGATGGGTCGCCAGTGTCTTGGCTTACATCGCGCGTCGTGGATAGCCTGGGGAATCGCAAAGGGGTCAGGATGCAGAACTGGCCTTTTGGCATTGGTACGCGGTTGGCCTGAGCCTGCTGGCATATACCGGCGATCGGCTCGATATATCCAGCCAAATCATCAATAATTTCGTCTAGCGTATAATCATTCATGTGCTCACCTGCAATACAGCAATCAGACGACACCAGTTCGGCCACAACTCTACCGGTTCGACGACAAGCCATTGCTCACCGTTAATCACGAAGATATCGCCGCCCTGCTCCAGTTCTCGCTGAACACTGAAGTAATTACCATTGACGTAAATCACTTTTGCCAGCCCCTGAATATTCAGTCCATCGACGTGTTGCATGTCGCCGCGACTGATTGGCTGTAGTTGAATGGTAACGTGCTGGTCAGGGAGATAAGACGGAATCGGCTTGCGACCGGGGCCGATAGTTTCACCTGCATACTTTTTCAGGATTGCCGGGATGTTGGGGTTAATGCTTGTGATCGCGTTATTGGCTATCTGTCTGAGATTCAATTTCGCTCACCTCATAGCTGACGCTGTCCAGCATGTTTTTGGTATCAATCAGCGGATTATCAAATCCCTTTCTTGCGATGGTAACTGGTGAAAGTGGCGGAGAATCAAGGGAGCGAATCGACTGCTGTATATCAGCGGCGATAATAGTTCCCAGCATTGAAAATACTTCTTCAATGTCATCGCCACGCTCAATTAGCAAAGCAGCCTGCTCTTTCCACTCTTCTTCATGCTCTGCGATTGCATTTCTAAAAAAAGGTCGAGGAGGCTGATTATGAGCCGGATTCCCAAACTCGTTGGTAGCGGCAACCATGGGGACCGGGATTACACCGCCGTAAGTAGCCCCCTCAAGGAAGCCAACCTTTAGCTGAATGTTGGAAAATTGCTTTTCAACCTCATCCAGCGCATCCATCACCTTATCCATCAGTACCTCCGGTAATACCCATACGGGTAATTTGATGGAGAATGCCCGCTTATATACTGGAAGGTGCGAAACGGCGCCGTAGCATTCCAGTAATCAGCCCCGTACTTTGTTTGCATGTACCATGCTGAATTTGCTGTTACCCCTGGCATATCCGCATGAACGCTAACTGAACCCTCTGAAGCACTGTCGATTCTTCCAACCAATCCGGATGGAGACTGCCCATTCGCTCCTGAATACAAACAGGCGATATGGGCAACCAGCATATTCAGCAGCATTGAGCGTACAGCCAAATCCGACACACGACTTGAGTCTGTGTTATCGAGATAAATGGTTGCTTGCGTGAAATACTGCTGAAGAAGTGCGTCGTCGACAGATGAGAATTCAGGATAGCGTAGCTTAAATGCAGAGGGGTCAAATATTACGACGCCCATTTGCTGCTCCCGCTATTTTTCGTCAGCCTTTTTTACGCCCGGAGCCGGATTTTCCGGGTCAAGACCTTCGAGGCCAGTTTTTGATTCTTTCAGATCTTTACCCTGCGCATTCAGACTGCGAATATCTTTCTGAATGAAGATTGCATTGCTCTGAATATACGCGGCATCCTTATAGGTCTCGATGAACTTATCCATGAAGTCTTTCTCGACCATGGTAACTCCGAAAGCCCCCTCAGGAATTGCACCATCAAGACCACGGAGGGCAGTTGTTGCCGCCCCGTTAAGAATTACCGTTTTTCCATCCAGAGTTACCTGAAGGCCATTTGGCAATTTGCAGCCAACGCTTACCATTTCTGCCATGAATTAAACTCCCAACATGCTTGCAAATGCCAGCGGCTGGCGAATGATTGCGCCCCAGGTGCCACCGGTTTTCTTTTGTTTGTACGCGGACAGGTCAATAACAACCGGATGCGCACGCATTTTTTCGGTAAATGCGCAGTAGCCGGTGTCCTGACCATCCAAATCGTCGGCGATCAACTGAACCAGTTCGCCGGATTCGGTTTTGTACTCGACAGCAGTAACAACGCGCAGGTTCGGGAAGTTTTTCTTCAGCTGATCAGACACGTTGACGTTGTACATGTTGGTCTTGGTCAGATTTGCTTCTGACTCTGGACTCATCGCCAGCGTCATCTTGCTGTCTCGCTCAACGTACCCCTTGGTCTGCTTCACTAACTGCATGTAAAGCGCCTGGATATCGTCATACACCGCCTGACCGTCTTTGGTTGCCCAGGTGGTTCCGCCGCTCGCACCAGTTGCACCCGGGGTGATTGATGCCGGAAGGTTAGGGTCATTCAGAATGCCGTAGTTCTTCAGGCCAGCAACGCCGAAGAAGTAGGACTTGTTCTGAAACTTATTCAGGGTCAGCGCAGAAGCAGTATTCAGTTGTTGAGCCCATGCAATGCGGCCTTCACCGTAACGGTCAAGTTCCAGCTCACCCCACTGAGTAATGGTCTGGTACAGATAGGACTCACGAGCAACCCAGTTGACGTTAGCATTTACCTGCCCATTATTGTTGTAGTCACCATAACTGGAAACCTGACCCGTTGATTCCACAACCGGGAATTGTGCGGTCATGGTGGTCCAGTCTCCCTTCTTCGTTTCCCCCAGAATTTCCACCGCTTTCATCGGAGTGACAAGGATGCGAATCAGTTCCGGGTCAACGTAATTAGTGAAGTACCATGGAATGCCAGAGTTGCTGGTTGTTACCAGTGAAGGCTGAGAGTCCATTGCATAGGAATAGCTATTAGCAACAGCATCCGTCAGATAGGCTTTGGCTTCCGGAAGGATTACACCGTAATCTCGCTCAGCCATAGCTTTATGTTGTAAAAATTCTGCGTTATTCATGTATTAGCTCCAGGTGCCCATCTGAATCAATTCGCCAGCCTCGCCAGCACTGCCAACAACAAATTTTGTTTCAACGTAATCCGAGATTGACGCCCCGGCATCGCCAGCGGTAATGGTTCCATCTGACAGTTTGGCGAAAATCTTCTGCCCTACGGTTGCCGCACCGGCAGTTTTCACCCAGTAGTCGCCAGCAGTCATCAATGTCATCTGAACTCCAGGCTGAATAGTCATAGATGATTCACCAAGCCATGTGGTGACAGACGCCTGCCCTTCCCGATGAACGAAACCGGCAGGAGCACCGGTTCCAGTGTTATTGACAACACCATTGCTTACCCATGCAAAGCGACCAACAACAACCCCATTTGCACCGGCAACAAGAGCGCCCTCACCTGCAAGAAGACTTGCTTTAGGGTTAGCCGAAGCGAAATCCCCTTCAACTCCAGGCGCCTGTTGCTGATTAATTACACTTTGAAAGCCACTCATTTCTTAGCTCCGTTTCAGTTTAGTTGCGCCAGGAAATGCCTTGGCGAAAGAATTGGTTGCAGCAGAATCCATCCCCATACCATGAGATGGTTTGCGAACTACCGCTTTCTGGCTGATAGCAAATTCAACCATCGATTTAAGTGCTGAAGGATGAACGCCTTTATGTTCGGCACCGATTGAATCAAGAGCAAAGCGATAAATAGACTCTGCGGAATCCATAGCGACCAGACTCACATCACCAACCAAAGCACGAACACATTCTCGAGCCTCATTGGCTTGACGGATACGCCCCATCACATTCTCTTCAGCTTTTCGAATCAATGCGGCATCCATAGCTGCTTTATTCTCATCATCGTCTTCATCCTCGGCAGTCTTTTTATCCTTGCCGTCATCATCTTCGTCTTCCGCTTCTTTGCGGTCACGATCGCGATCCTTTCGCTCACGTTCTTCACGCTCTTTTAGTTCATCCTCTTCACGTTTCAGACGCTCTGCTTCTGACTCATTATCTCTCTCAGCCTGAGTGGCTTCGTCTTCAACAACCTTTTGCACTTTCTTTTCCACTTCTTCTGGCTTCTCATCACTGGCCAGCATCGGCGTGATAACTGCCATCAACTTTTTAGTAAGTTCTGACATTGATTTCATTCCTGTTGGTATTGAATCCCCGACAACAACGTCGGATCCGGCTCTTCCCTCTGTTACGAGAGCAACGTGGTTCCCGACGATATCGCGCATTACACCATCGTATGGCTGGCCTTCATGCACGCCGGGGGTCATGTCAGCTACATATCTGTAGGCCGACGAAAGTTCTTTCTTCTCGTCTGTCTCGATTCCAGCGATAGAATCTGCGTCCCATACGACAAGCGAGTTCTTGAGATAAGTCCCGTCAAACTCAGCATCAGTACCAGTAGAACCAACCACAGCCATCTTCTGAGGGTCTGAAGCAGTAACCGGAATGTGTTCGTTAAGGAGCGGGATGTTGTTGAATGTAGATGCTGCTTTGGCTAACTCTTTCGGGTCGCGAAGCAGGTAGTAAACTTTGTCAGGCTGTAAACCTAGCGATCTGTAATTAGGGATTTCGCGTCCATAATAAGGGCAAACGTTAGCCTTACTGATTGGCGTCACTTCGATATGCAAACGCCCATCCTTATCAAAGGAGCGCACCGTTGCCTTGTCGAATGCCAATCCGTGATATCCCCATTGCCAGTCGCCTTTAACTTTGCGTAATGGCATGCTTTTACCTTTCGGTAGGCAATAAAAAAGCCGCAGTAGCGGCCATTATTTCCTCTTGGGCATAGCTATTTTCAGTAGTGCAATCATTAAGCAACCAAAAATCAACACTAAGCTCAGAGACCATAAAACCTCAATCATTTTCTATCTATCCCAGGGATAACAGGAGACCACGTACAACGGCAGTTGATAGCCTCTCCAGGCAGCACCCATTCACCATCGAGATACAGCCCTTTATCGAGGTCGAACTCTTTACCGTCAGCTTTCACATGGGACGGCCTTGGCTGCTTCCCGGCGTGTGAGTGACGCCAGATACCTTTGGTGATACCTAACTTCTTCTGTCGCTCAGACTGAATTACCGCTGTAGCTTTGTTGTTCTGATCGCGTGCAATCGTCTCAGCGCGTCTGCGTGTAATGCCATATCGCTTAACCAGTTCATCAGTGAGATAGCCAAGGTCACGACCACGGCTGACAGACTGCATGACTATCGTCTCAACCTGTGTGTGATAGTGTTCAGGTATGGATTTAATCAGGTTGACGTTCTCGTTAACGACAGCCTGCATCACGTTCTTAAGCTCGTCATTCATTGTGAACTTAACGGTAAATCCGCCAGCCTTTAACGCTGAGTGTAACGAAACGTCGGTGTTGCGCAGTGTCTTATCAACGAAGCGATCAGCCAGTTTCTTAGCCAGTTCATTGAATTTATGCTCCCACTGCTTGCCTAGTCTGGATAATCTGCGCCTTAACTCATTCGCAGGACTGGAATCCATCGCCATGTTGTTTTTGTATGCGCCCTCAAGCCAGTATCGGTATGACTTATCCATCTCCCTAACCAGTTTAAGAAGCTCAGAGCGATACCACTCATGAACTCCGGCGTTAGCTCTGACTGGACGAAGGGTTTTCCGGGTCTTCGAATCCTTCTTCGATGGACTCGTTTTCGTACTCTTCTTCGTCATATTCAGATTCCATCATGTGGTATGGGCTGGCCTTATCCGACTGGCGCATGCTTCTTATTGCATCAAGATCGAACACGCCAGCTTCGGCATAGTTCTTGTCAGCCTCAGACTGATGTTTCATGATCTCGGCTTTCTCTGCTTCTGTAAGCTCATACAGAGGCAGGAACTCAAAATCAATGTCAGGGTCAATCTCGCCAAATTCGTTTAACTGGATCACATCCAGTACTGTTTTCAGTGGTACTCTGAACAGATTCTCCTGCATGGCGTGTATTGAGTCATAGAAGACGCGGATTTCGCCATCAGATGAAGCGTTTAGCCCGTTAGGAGTGATGCCAAGGAGCTTAACCAGAGGAATGCTTGATACCGATGCCATTTGTTCCTGCGCTTGCGCCTGAAGAGCATCAACTCCGGACAGACTTGTCACAAACTGGAAGAATTCTTCTCCATCCTTATCAATAAGGAACATTCCGCGATTGTCGCGAACCTTATTGAATAGCTCGGCACGCATAAACAGGTTTGGGTCTGCAATTCCAGACAAGGCATTCTGCATGTTCGTCTTCAGCCCGTGGACCACAAACGAATGAACCAGATCGCTAACGCTGTCACGTGTTCTCAGCCAGTTTTGCACATATGGCTCTGCCATCTGACTCAGCGACAAGCCGCCGAAGTTGTACGCCGCTTTGAGAATGTCTGGCACCTGGCGAGAAATCATTGTCAACATACGGCTGGCGTGAACAGTACGCCCCATGACATACCATTCAGATGGATTGAAGAAATCAGGACTGAGAGGGTTATCAGCGTTATACACACCAGGGTATGTCCACATGGCCTCGATAACGCGGAAACCATTCAGGCTTCCTTTGGTAATCTTGCGCGGGCTGATATAGAGCTTCTTATCCAGTTCGTCGGGAACCAGCCAGGCTGAGTTACCGCTTGGCGTCTTCACGTCGATATAAATCTGTCCACGCCCGAAGTAACCGTCATGTTCCGCCGCCTCGCGAAACTTCTCTCGCACTCTGAAACGCTTTAATGCGTCGTCAAGCTGGCGAATCTTATCGGCCTTGTCGTCACCATCGTCTTTACCTACATGCTTCAGCTCAATCCATTTTCGCGTCATCTCTTCTGCTATCGTGCCAGTAATCTTGCGATACTCCGGCAACTGAGCAAGTTGAGACAGATATGGGTAGCCAGGGAATCCACCGTAGCCATATGCGGTGATGTTTGCTGAGTTAAGGTAACTGTACGGCGTGGAGTCCATCGCCAGAGCTGACTCCCCAATATGTTCAGGAATAACGCCTGGCGGGGGTACGTATCTCTCAATTCTACGCAATGCCTCGCCTTCATTTTTAATTCGCTCCTGTTCGTTAATAATCGCAAGAACATTCGCCAGAGACATTGGCTGTTTCGCCTCTTCTTTCTGAGGCTCAGATTTTTTCTTTCTCAAAAAATTAAACACTATGCGAGCCTCAAAAGGTCTTCAGATATACGTAACGGACCATTGCCATTTTTCATCTCATCGATGGCATCCATCATCGGATCAAGCTGGTCGTCGTGCGTATTGAAATCAGGATTAATGGCTTCCATCTCAACGAGGAAGTCGTTGATGAATGGTGCGCTGCTGGGCAACTTGATGTAACCGGACTCGATATAACCCTGTACGTCCATCAGTCGTGTGTACTTATCCTTATCGCGCTGAATTGCTTTGATGGGGCATATCGCTTTTTTACGGATGTTCTGTATCAGGCCTGTGCCAGATGACTTGTCCTCTATCGCCATGTGGCGAAGCGGCCCATTCTTCAGAGTTTTGCACTTTTCCCAGAATGCAACAGCACGGCGTTGTAATTCATCGGCCTCCCATTTACCGCGAATCATATCGATCAGATAGATGTACCCGTCAGTACCAAGCCCCCAGTGCTCGAATACTGAGAAGTCGTTGACCTCTTTTGTTTTCTGTGCGGTGTCTCCATAGACGGCACGCCATTGCATGGGAGGGAGTACCGAATATTCACCAAACCATTCAGACTTAATAAGCCCCCGCCTTTGGCGGTTGGTCGTTGCTGATAAAGGGCATTCCATACAAGAGAACCGCGCTGTTTGCACTTCTCTACGAACTCTCTCGGCATGCGCTCAGGAAACAGAATTTCACCGGGATTGCGCAGTCGATACACATTACCGTTGAGTTCATGAATCTCTTCCTTTTCAGCCTCCATTGGGAAGCTAACTACGCGCCAGCGTTCCCCGCCCTCTTCAGCTAGTTTTAATAACTGTCCGGCGAGATCGTTTTGATGCCAGCGTGTCAGGATGATGACAATTCCGTTTATCTTCGGGTCAACACGAGTGAAGAATGTCGTGTCATACCAGTCCATCACCGCTTCCTGGTAAGTTGGAGACGATGCGGTTTTGTAATCTTTCGCGGGGTCATCAATAACCCCAATGTTCATACCCTGCCCGGTGATGCCACCGTTAACACCAGCAGAACGATATGAGCCGCCGTGTAGTTCGCCTTTGGCATCAACTGGTTCCCATAGCTCGGTTTTGTTGATGCCTCCAGCCAAACTGCGTCCTGAGGGTATTTTCACGTCAGGGAAAACATCAGCGTACTTATCAGAGGTGATAATGCGTTTAACGTCACGGCTCATTCGGTCTGACAGGTCAGAAGAATATGAGCACGAGATAATGTTCCATGATGGATGCTGTCCTAACACATACGCTGGGAAGCGGCGAGAGCACAACTCACTCTTTCCTGAGCGCGGAGGGGCAAACACCATTAGCCTGGGCATGTTTCCGGCTTTAACTTCATCCAGAAAGTGATCCAGCTCAGCACAAAGCAGCTCGTTAAACCAACCTGTTTCGTATTGCGGATTAGTGTACAAAGTGAAATCGAGAAGGTTTTTTCTTGCTGAGCGGATAGCCAGCTCTTTGTGCAACTCATAAATCTGAGCGTTTCGATTCAAGCTGATTGGAGCGCCTGCCATTACCAAGCTCCTTCAGTTTCTCTTCAAGTAACTCTTCTGACATATCGGCATAACGAACAGGCCCGCCATCAGCGCCAGTTATTTCTGTAGATGTTTGCTCTTTAAACGCCTGAACAGAAACATGCTTACCAAGAAGTTCGAGATTTTTGACCTTATCAGGCCATTTGATTTTCTTCAGGAGAGCAGCGCTATCAGCAGATGCCATCTCGACGACATCCATACCCGATAGAGTCGTTCTCCATACTTTGGGCCAGTCTTTAATCGGCTTCAGTTCGCCATTGGCAAGCAGAATGTCAAGCACGTCCATCTGATCGATTTCAGTCAGCCGTCGCAATACATAGGCAGCGTCTATACCTACCTCTTCATTGCGTTCAGCCTTTAGCTCAGCAATGCGATCTGCTATGTCAGGTTTTGACAGGTTCTCGCTACCAGTGGCGCGAGCAGTTTTCTCGCTGTAACCCGCCCTGATAGCTGCCTGAGTGGCGTTTAAATCTTTCAGGTACTCACGGGCAAACAGCTCTTGTTTGTCGGTGAGCTTTGCCATTATTTGTGCTCCGTTTATCCGTTAAAAGGGATATCAGTTAAGTTATCCCGTGTAGGGTATAAGCCATTATCAAAGCCACCAGTAGATGGGCTTTGTAATGGAGAGCCGTTGTGAAAGTGGCTCTCAGACTGTCATTTTTTCCCTTTCTGTTTACCTGCCCACTGTTTTGCAATGTACAGGCAGTCATCGAAAATTCGGCCTTTTCTGCTGGCTTGTGAACAACGGCGGTAATGTTCCACCGCCATGTCAGCGCCAGTCATAGCCGCGTTTTGGTCGTATCCAAGCTTTATTAACTCGGTTGTTACATTTTTATGTATGAAATCAATCGGAGTCATGCTGGTTTACCATCAGGGAAATCCCCCATGTCACATAGCTTGAACTGAATCAGATCCTTCACAAGCTGCTCAGCCTTTTTAATGGCCTTCTTCTCTTTCTTCCGACGAGTCATGAGAGCGCTACCTGCTTGACCGTGCATTTCAAATGAGAACTTCTCAGCAGCCGCGACACGGTTTTGCATTTCGCTGATTGCCATATCGGTCAGGCCAGAGAAATCGAGGAGGTTAATGTCCTTCCCACCCTCAAGCTCAGTCATGTGGTCATACACCTGCGCCTGAAGCTCATAGCTGTAGCTCATTGCCATGAGGCAAGCTTCACGCTTGGGAAAATTGCAAATATCCCTCTCCACAACACCACCTGTTCCGTTGATATAGGTATCAGTTGCAAAAAATTTTGCAGCTGCATCCCCGAGAACCTTGGGTACTTTCTTCATGAAACTGCGGTGTTCGAGTTTGCGATATTTCTTACAGGGGAACGCAAGCCCCTCCGCCTCCGCTTTGGATTTCCGATCAGCATTAATGTAATCCACCATCTCAAGACTGCTCATGGTCGGGTATTCGCCAGAAGGAAGAACGGTTAATGATTTGTTCATGTCGGTATTTCCTTTAGAAAGTTGAGCCTGTTCGCACAGAAAAGCCGTCCCCGAGAGGTCCTCACCTATACGGCAGTTCTCAGGCTCAGCTTTCTGAAAGACTCGGGATTGTTACGCGCTGCGATACGCTGTGAAATTCAGATGTAAAAAAAGCCCCGCATCGCGAGGCTCATTAAATTGACTTTGTGATTTGCAAAAAAATTTATTTCAGGCACTGAGTCCTGATGTACTCCTGCAGGTAGTTAACCTGCGCGGTTATCCTGTCGATTCCGCTTCGGAGACGGTAATAATTGAGTTCAGCATCTGCTGTAAGTCTTGGGCTTTCTCCATCGCCCATGCCGCTGGCTCCGGTCGTTGACTTTGCACAGGTGGCGGCGACTTGCAGGCGCTTACGACCAGCAGAAACATCAGCACGGAGACTTTCGATAGTCGCGTTAGCATCAGCAAGCTCCTTTGTGTATCTGGCATCGAGTTCTGCTACATCACGTTGACGCTTCTGCATGTCAGCGATAATGGATGTGGCTTTATCGCGCTGCTCTTTGTAGGTAATGGCGTTATCACGGTAATGATTAACAGACCATGACAGGCAGACGATGATGCAGATAACCAGAGCGGAGATAATCGCGGTTACTCTGCTCATACCTCAATCTCTCTGACCGTTCCGCCAGCTTCTTTGAATTTTGCAATCAGGCTGTCAGCCTTATGCTCGAACTGACCATAACCAGCGCCCGGTAGTGAAGCCCAGATATTGCTGCAACGGTCTATAGCCTGACGAATATCACCGCGATCAATCATTGGTAAAGCGCCACGCTCTTTAATCTGCTGCAATGCCACAGCGTCCTGGCTTTTCGGAGAGAAGTCTTTCAGGCCAAGCTGCTTGCGGTAGGCATCCCACCAACGGGAAAGAAGCTGGTAACGTCCGGCTGCTGTTGATTTGAGTTTGAGGTTTAGCGTGACAAGTTTGCGAGGGTGATCAGAGTAATCAGTGAATAGCTCTCCGCCTACAATGACGTCATAACCATGATTTCTGGTTTTCTGCCGTCCGTTATCAGTTCCCTCCGACCACGCCAGCATATCGAGGAACGCCTTACGTTGATTATTGATTTCCACCATCTTCTACTCCGGCTTTTTTAGCAGCGAAGCGTTTGATAAGCGAACCAATCGAGTCAGTACCGATGTAGCCGATGAACACGCTCGTTATATAAGCGAGATTGCTACTTAGTCCGGCGAAGTCGAGAAGGTCACGAATGAACCAGGCGATAATGGCGCACATCGTTGCGTCGATTACTGTTTTTGTAAACGCACCGCCATTATATCTGCCGCGAAGGTACGCCATCGCAAACGCAAGGATTGCCCCGATGCCTTGTTCCTTTGCCGCGAGAATGGCGGCTAACAGGTCATGTTTTTCTGGCATCTTCATGTCTTACCCCCAATAAGGGGATTTGCTCTATTTAATTAGGAATAATGTCGATTACTGATAGAACAAATCCAGGCTACTGTGTTTAGTAATCAGATTTGTTCGTGACCGATATGCACGGGCAAAACGGCAGGAGGTTGTTAGCGCAGCCTCTTGCCCCCCACGCTTTCACGAAGGTCATGTGTAGAAGGCCGCAGCATAACTATCACTGATGAATTCAGGATAGCCAGTGGCTACGGCTCAGTTTGGGTTGTGCTGTTGCTGGGCGGCGATGACGCCTGTACGCATTTGGTGATCAGGTTCTGCTTCCGGTATTCGCTTAATTCAGCACAACGGAAAGAGCACTCGGTGCATTTAAGCCAAGCCCCATAATGGAGAATGCTCTTACCTGTTGTGAAAACAAAAAAGCCCCGACGTTTCTGCCGAGGCTCTTACCTAATCTAGCCAGTATGTCGACCCTAAATATTATCGACGACCGGGGAAATCAGGATTTCAATTTCGCTGCTCAGTTCGCTTTTGCTCCGAGCATATACGAAAAATACCACTTTCATTTCTCGGAAGCAACGCATTTACAAAATTATTTCAGTTCAGGCCGCTATTAATGGAATTTCTTTCTCCAATTCTCGTTTCATTGCATAAAACATTTCTGACTCCAGCACTTTCTCACACCACACCACTCGCTTACGACAATACTGAATATCAGCACCTGTTATATAAGAAATCATCCTGGCTATATCTTGCGTGCAATTGCGATTGCAATATCGCTTAATAGCTACATCGCGGACAGGGCTTTCACGGTGAAACGTCTTGACCATCACACGTTCAACGAAAGCCGCATCATCTGATTCTTTGGCGAGAGTGATGATGTGGCTAAACGATGATTGAGGAATGACCAGTTCGCGAGCTTTCTTGTATAGCTCATCTCCGCGCAGCCCATCTTCTTCGTACAGGCGCATGACGACAGACTCTATCTGCTTAGCCTTGTCATCGCTCCACTGACTGCGAATCATCAGACGACCGATAACGTTAATTGCACCACCTGGAGAGCAATCTCCGGCGTTAACCTTGCCCCATACCTGTAACATGTAATGAACCCATGCTTTCTGGCTAGAGTTGATGGTTTTCTTCGGATGTCTCCATACGCGGCGAAAGTGCGCGTCATTAATGAAGTTAACCATGCTGAATACTGGAGTTAACCGCATCAGACCTCCCATCCTTTGCAATGACACCACACTTCAAACATTCGTTTCACAATTTCACGACAGTAGAAACCGTCAACATCTCGCGTCAGGTCATAGCGATTGCCGTAACGCTGACGCACATATCGTTCGAATGCTTTGTTCATACGTTCTCCAGTTCGGTGATTTTTATTCCAAGCCTTCCGCCTGGTACTTTCACGCCACGAATTACGCGAATGTCATCGAATTGCTCGTCGTCTTCCGCAAATCCGGCGTGGATAAGGGAGTCGAGTAAACCCTTCAGGATGTTATCGAGGTCGCGGCGGCGGGAGTCTGGAACGTATGCGATGACTTTGATACGGAGTCGTGATTTGGTGAAAATGTCTAACTTGAGTTGGCGGATGATTTGCTGAACGTCTTTTCGGTATTTCTGGCCTTTATCGCTTATGTAATATTGGCTTCCCCGTCTTCGCCAGTAGGTATTCACCGACGGCGGGTATGGAAGCACAAACTGATATTCGTTCATGACTTAATCTTCCCCTCCCTCAGCAGTATCGCCTGCGTTCTGATCACGCCTTCGAGGTGGTAAAGTCTGGCGTCTTTGTTGTCGAGATTATGGGTGCGTCGGTCGATTTCATCGTGACACGCGCTACAAGCCCATGCGCCGATCAGGTCGTCAGGCTTCATTCCAGTTCCGCAAATTCCAGCCATCCGGTAATGTGCCAGAACTGTAGTTTCAGGATTGCCATTGCATACGCCGTAAATACGTACCTGACATTCTCTGCCGCGCGCTTCTTTGCGTAGGTTAGCCATTAAGCAGCCTCCCCTGTTACTTTCAGCATTCCGTTATCGAGCAGCTTTCTGGTCAGCCACTGTTGACCACGCCCGGTTATTTTTGTGGTGAACGATATCTGTATTCCGTGATTTGTGTTGACCGCTGTTTCTTTCACTGTGAAATAGCCGCGATCCATATATTCCTGCATTGGCACATTTCGCCGGGAACCTGAAGCAATAAGGATTTTGTGATCGCGCATCCACGCAAACAGTTTGTTTGGACCAATACCAACAACTTTTGCAAAGTTTCCAATCAAAATTCCGCTGGCCTCGCCAACGCGATCGGCAAAATCAACTTTAGGTGCTGCGAGAGCAAGCTGTTTCTCCAGTTCAGCCTTCTGGTCTTCAAGGTCAGCCGCGAGGCGCAATGCTTCAGAGAAGGTTTGTGGGATTTTCGCGGTTGCCCCTTCGAGTTCTCGCCAGCGGTCAACAAGGCGAGCGGTGAACTCTGGCGACAACTGGGCGACGACAATGATACTATCGCGCTTACCTTGTTCGCCTTCGAATATATACACGCTTGTGAATTTGTTAGGGCTAATTGTTTGTTTATTTTCAACTTTTTGCATTGGAGGAAGTTGAATCACCCCACGCTTTGCCAGACGTTCTATTGATATTCTGACATTACCGTGTTGGCTTCCCACCAACTCAGCGATTTCAATGCTTGTCATTTTGATGGCATTGTTATTTATCAGCTCATTCATTGTCATGTCCTCTCACATTGAAAATTCAGCAATAAAAAACCCAGCCGAAGCTGGGTTTGTTAAGTTGTCAATTGTCAGTAGCGATGCAGTGAAGGCGGCAACTCTTTGTTATTAAGCCTTTCCCATGCCAGAAGGTTCGTCGGCCCGTCAGGCTCATAAATATCTATATCCCGCGTGTGATTAATTAAAACGCCCCTCGCCCTCCCGATGATATACGAGAACTCATAGCCGTAGTCGTGGCATATGCCGGAATAGCCAGACTGAATCAGTTTTAATGCGGGATACAACTCACGGAACAATGCCTGTGAGCGGTTGGCATAATCCCACAGCCATACAAGGATGTCTGTTTCTTTTGCGGAAAGCCCGTTGGGCTTCTTCTCTTGTTTGCCAGTATTTTTCTCGCACTGGCTGAAATAGCAGTCTTCCAGTTTTTCGAACACATCCCACGCCTGATCGGTTTCGAGCATTTTTGCATGACGGGCTGCTCCGCGTTCTGTCCAGAGGATAAGGGAGCGGGCTTTGGGAGATATGGGGTTTTGTGACTTACTTAAAGTAAGTCGCAAATTTTTTAATTCCTCACCAGATGCTTTAAAAAAGTGCTTTCCTTCGACAAAACGCTCTTTGTTTCTGGTGAAGTTAACCTGGATGTTCAGAATTTCTGTGCCATAAAGCTGCGCCAAAAGTTCGGTGGTAATAACAGGAATCTGGTTATGGGTGATCGGGGAGAGAGTTTCAACAGAGATTTGAGTTGTCATAATGACGCCCTCGAGTGGTTTCTAAACTATCACCACCGTCAGGTTCCTAATCATCGGGTGGTGAGACGTACAGGGTTAGGAACTACCGGGAAACCAACCGGCGAGCTTTTCAGCTCCCCCATACGCCCCACCATAATTCAGATGTGCGCGTGCATACGACAATAAAAAACACGCTCGCGGCGTGTGTCTGTCGCGGTCTCTATCCGGGGTTCCTAATCCCGACGCCAGATTTTGCTGGCGCGTGAAGAATATAGCCCCAAATAAATCATCGCGTCAATCACCTTGTATTCCTCGCACGATGTCTTAGCCACCGGATATCCCACAGGTGAGCCGTGTAATTGAAGGTTTTTACGTCAGATTCTTTTGGGATTGGCTTGCGTTTATTTCTGGAGCGTTTCGTTGGAAGGTATTTGCAGTTTTCGCAGATTATGTCGGTGATACTTCGTCGCTGTCGCCTCATGCCGCATCCTCAAAATTAAATCCAAGCTGACATGAAAATGCTTCACATGATTCAGAACACGAACCTGAATCATACTGTCGCATTGATGTCATTCTTGAGGCTAACTCATCTCTTGATATATCACTAAACAAGGCAATCAGTGATTTAAGTGTATTATTCCCTCGATACATAACCGGTTCCTTTCCTGTTTTTATTTCTGTATCAAGGATGTTGATAAATGCATCTGCAAGTTCTGGCTCATCCATGGCTGCCAGCGCCACCTTTTGCATACTTTTTTTTATGCAGAAAACACAATTACCAAGATGCTCCTGTATGCCAAGATCAAACTTCTGCTCACTCCACCAATCAAGCACATCCTGTTTTTCAAAATCGCTTATATCAGCCAGGTACCGAAAACCATTAGCCCTTTTAAGCCTGTTTGGTTCATCTGTGCGAATGCCAAGCCATGTGATGTAATTTCCTTTCCCAAACTTTTCCTGACAATATTTGGTGAATGGAACAGACTTCATTCTGTCGGTACAGAACGCACCGCCGATATATGGATGTCCGTATTTATTCAACATCCTTTTCCACGGTATAAGATCTGGACCAATATCAGTGACACCTATCTCTTCATAACTACTGGCCTTCCCCATTTCTGGATTAGGTATTACACGAAGGCAATGTAAGTCTATTTTCCAGTTACTGACGATATTTCGAATGAACTCATATGTTTTAGGGTGCTCTGCTCCTGTATCCATGAAAACGTAATGCACGTCTTCACCTGCCCGTCGCTTTTGCTCCATTAGCCAGAGCAAATATGCTGACGTCCTGCCACCTGAGAAACTAACGACATTAATCATGCTGCCCTCCTGACGCCCTGCCCGATCGCCATCAATGCCGCTTTGGATACGGTAGTAAACATCCGTCGAGGACTGATGAACGGTCGCCAAATCAGCAGCATGGAACCTTTGCTGTTTCCCTTCTTCTCCAGCCCTGTCGATGGTTCGATAAAATTAATCCGTCCATCAGTAATGATGCGAACTTCGTCAACACTCTCCAGAGCCTTGCTGAACCATCCGACAGACATATCCTCTGGCACAAGCATCACTACCGTCTGTCGCTGTTGTATGCACTGCTCAGCGGCTTTTTCCACCCACGGCCTGATATTGCTGTACGGTGGGTTATTCCAGATTGCACCGTGGCTTATCCACTCAGAATTTAGCGCGTCGTCGGCCTCAGTTAACCAGTGAGCGCACAGAGCATTTTTGTCGCTCGCTGCCGAATCCAGCCAGAATCCAAACTCAATATCCAGTGCATCAAAAAGCCAAAGCGGCGTTTGCCAGCAGTCTCTAACTTCTTTTGGTGTTTCTGATTTATGCTTAATCATTCAACCCTCGCATATTGTCCGTGATATTTGTTGATAGCCTCACTGGCAACCAAACCAGCAAGCTCAAGATCTTCATAGAACCCAAAATGCAACCGGCCAAAATCTGTGCGCACTTGAACGGCCCATTTATTTTTTGCTTGTTCCATAAAACATTTTTATTCCAGAACGGCTATTGCACTTAGTTTTCTGATTTCGGCTGTTTGCTATCCGGCTTGCCTCCCTAAGATTTTTTGGGGAATTGTCCAGCCTGTTTCCGTTAATATGGTCAATATTTTTCAATGGCATTCTTTTGTTGTGCAGCGCAAAAACAACTACGTGAACAAACATCTGAATGCCTGCAAAACACACCTGTCTATACCCAGATCCATTTATCGATGTTTTAATTTCATCTCCGGCCCGGTGGCTGTGGTTGGGGTGTTTTAGCGAGTCCTTTTTGTATCTGACTGTATCTCCGTCTAAATACAGATAATCCTCAATAACCCGATACCTATCTGACGCTGGCGTATTTGATTTGATAGTCATGCAGCCCGGTCTCCCCATCTCGCTTTCCACTCCAGAGCCAGTCGCGCTTCGTCTGACCACTTAACGCCACGCTCTGTACCGAATGCCTGTATAAGCTCTAATAGCTCCGCAAATTCGCCTACACGCATCCTGCTGGTTGACTGGCCTATTACCACAAAGCCATTCCCGGCAAGGTTAGGAACAACGTCCTGCTGCTTTAATGCTGCGGTAAACACACACTTCCAGCTTTCTGCATCCAGCCAGCGACCATGCCATTCAACCTGACGAGAGACGTCACCAAGGCAAGCCCAAAGCTTTCGGTTTGGTCTAAGCTGCGGTTGCGTTCCTGAATGGTTACTACGATTGGTTTGGTTGGGTCTGGAAGAATTTGCTGTACCGCGTGAATAGCGTTTTGCTGATGTGCTGGAGATCGAATTTCAAAGGTTAGTTTTTTCATGACTTCCCTCTCCCCCAAATAAAAAGGCCTGCGATTACCAGCAGGCCTGTTATTAGCTCAGTGATGTAGATGGTCATACGTCAGCCCCTTGTGCATATCGTCTGCCACGTGCAGCGGGTGCATTTGATGTTGTGCAAATCTGTCTGGCTTCATCCTGGTCACATGCAACAAAGTGTCCGTTGCAGAACCGCTGGTAAACCGTACCAAGTGAGCCAAAACGGTTTTTTGTCACAATGATTTCAGCAAATGGCGCGGCGCTACTGTTCTCGTCATATACCGCTTCCCGATAGAGCATGATGATTGAGTCTGCGTCCTGTTCAATGCTTCCTGAATCACGCAAATCTGCGTTTGTCGGTCGTTTATTTGGTCGCTTCTCAACATCGCGCGAAAGCTGACTCAGGGAGATAACTGGCGTTTTCAGGTCTTTCGCCATCGCCTTCAGGCTTCCGGAGATGTGAGCAATTGCGAGGTCGTTGCGATCTGCTTTCGGCTTCTCAATCAGGCCAAGATAATCCGCCATGATGAGTGACAGGTTTGGATTTTCCTGTTTATGCCGTTCTGCGATTGAGCGTATTTCTTCGACCGATAACCGCGAGGCATCGACTACCCATACATCCAAATCTGCAAGCTGACTCATGCCGTTAGCAACACGCGCCCAGCCTTCGTCATCCATCGATGCAGGATTTCGCAGCACGCTAACCGACATCCTCCCGGCGTTGGCAATACTTCGCTCTGCAATCTGCAATGCGCTCATTTCCATTGAGAAAATCAATACTCCGCGCCGGACGTCAGAACCAGGAATAACACGACTTGCAACGCCTTCGGCAATCTTCAGCGCCAGTTCGGTTTTCCCCATACCAGGACGAGCAGCGATTATCACCAGGTCTTCCGCGTTCATCCCTCCGGTGATGGCATCAAGTTCTTCGATTCCGGTCTTCAGGGTATCTGACTCTTCTCCGTTCCTCAGACGCCTGTCAAGCGTGTCAGTGTAGTCGGTGATGATTTCCCCTAACCGTACAGGTTTAACCTCGTCACGGGGCTTTCTGATAGCTGAAAGACGCTTTACAAGCTCATCCATCGCCTGACTCGATGCGTCGATGGTTCCGCTTTGGATTGGTTCACGCATTTCATCCATGATTTCCAGCACCAGACGGCGGTGATAGTTATCCGCGACCATTCCGGCATATCCCTTCAGGTTTGCGGCACTCGGGCAGTTTTTGCTGGTCATCAGGATTGACGTGAAATGCTCCTCTCCGCACGCCTCGGCAACCATCAGCGCGTCGATTAGGTTTCTGTTTCTCGCCTGCTTGCGGATAACCTCGAAGGCTTTCCGGTAGAGCGGAATTGAAAACGCTTCCGGCTCCAGCGTTGCCAGAACGTCGCTGGCGGTTGGTGTTAATCCACCAATCAGCAGGCCACCGATAACGCTCGCTTCGATATCCTGTTTCATGCAATCCCCCTGTCTGCAAACTTCCCTTCCCGAACTCCCGTTAACGAATCTTCCCTCAGCAGGTAATCAAAATCAGCCGTCCAGCCCGTGTCGTTGTCTCCGAAGTAAAACGGCTTGGCCTGATGCACAAATGCCCTGACATACGCCCTGAAACCGTCCACGTTTGGCGTTTTCAGTTGTGGGATGATTTTCTTCAGGCGGCGTTTTCGTTTCTCGTTGACCGCAACAGCGTGTGGCAGTCTGTCACCGACTTCGGTGTTGTAGGCGTTCAGGAAGGATTCGTAGTCGATTCGTTCTGCCTTGCGACGTTCAGGTTTAACCTGCCCATCGCCTCCCCCATTGGGGGGTAGGGGGTATTATTTATATTCTTGTTAATACCTTCTTGTTCATGATGTGCGGTTGTTTGTGCGGCTTCATGTGCGCTTTCATGTGCGGCATGTACGCTGGAAGCCGCGCCATTACTGGCTTCATCATGTGCGGCATCATGTGCGGTTGTTTGTGCGGCTTCATGTGCGGGTGAATTGTCCATTTTTTGAGCATATTCATGGTAATTTGTGATAGTGATCACACGACCTTTTTGCTTCTCTCCATCAATGGAGATCATCCCCTCTTTCACAAAAACCTGAAGCATCCGCTCAACCTGATCACGGCTTGCCGGCTTGCCATGCCTGTCGCATAACTGAAGACCTAAATCAGCTGCTGTCACAACCAGTTGACCGGGTTGCAGATGCCATTCATGACCTTTGAAATTCGCTTTGTATGGCTTTCTGGCGGCATTCAGGAGAAGGTTTTCCCACAGGGTGCGAAGATAAACATCTTTCGCCCATGACTGTTTCAGAATGCTCCGGTACAACGGAATGTAACCAGTTTTCTGGTTCTCCATCCTGTTGCTCCTGCGCTCGTGTGCGGCGCTGAAATCGTAGATTTTTGCTGTATTGCTCATAACTACCTGCCTTGACGAAAGACCTTAAGAACATCGTTAAACTGACTTACGGATATGTCTTCTTTGAGCAGCTTTTCCAGAAATGCGTTTGGAATGAACGTATATCCCTCCTCTTTTGGTAGAGACGGGAGCAACGCCCTCGCCTCAGCCTTCAGAAGCTCAGTTCTGGCAACTTTCACAAAAGAGATTTGAGTTCTTTCATCAATGGAACGAAGAAAGCGCAAACGCTTAGCTTCTTTGTGTGTATCAGGTGGATTAAAGTCTTTGTTTCGCATATAATTACCTCGTTGGATGTTGTTAAAATTCCATTTGTATTTGATCAGAACGCTCGGTTGCCGCCGGGCGTTTTTTATTGGTGAGAATCGAAGCAACTTGTCGTGCCAATCGAGCCATGTCGTCGTCGACAACACCCCATTCAAGAACAGCAAGCAGCATTGAGAACTTTGGAATCCAGTCCCTCTTCCACCTGCTGATCTGCGACTTATCAACGCCCACAGCTTCCGCTGTCTTCTCAGTTCCAAGCATTGCGATTTTGTTAAGCAACGCACTCTCGATTCGTAGAGCCTCGTTGCGTTTGTTTGCACGAACCATATGTCAGTATTTCCTTAGATAACAATTGATTGAAGGTATGCAAATAAATGCATACACCATAGGTGTGGTTTAATTTGATGCCCTTTTTCAGGGCTGGGATGTGTAAGAGCTGGAATGTCTTAAGCGGCTTTGTGTTCCGGCGGGAACACGTCATCAAGACTGACTTTTGCGCCTAACTTGTTTAGGCACTCAACAAGAGCACGGCATGTTTTAAGGTCTGGGAAGCGACGACCAGATTCCCAATGTCCGATAGCTCCCTGTGTGCATCCAACTGCCTTAGCAAGTGTTGTTTGAGAGATATTCAGTGACTCTCGATATTTTCGTAGGTTGCTCATATGCCCTCCATAGTAACCATGAAACAATAATACGATATGTACTTTTAGAATGCAAACAAAAAATACATCTTGTGCATGGATGGTTTTAGTACAGAGCGTAATAATAAGGGTATGAAAATGAAATGGTATGAACTGGCTAGATCCAGAATGAAAGAGCTCGGCATAACTCAAGAGAAGTTAGCCGAAGAGCTTGGTATGACGCAGGGTGGAATTGGTCACTGGTTGCGCGGATCTCGTCATCCATCTCTTGACGAGATTGGTGTGGTGTTTAAATACCTTGGTATTGATAACGTCTCATTCAACCACGACGGTACATTTTCACCTGTTGGCGAATACTCATCTGCCCCCGTTAAAAACAATATGAGTACCCTGTTTTTCTCATGTTCAGGCCGGGATGTTCTCGCCTGAGCTTAGAACCTTTACCAAAGGTGATGCGGAGAGATGGGTCAGCACAACCAAAAAAGCCAGTGATTGTGCGTTCTGGCTTGAAGTTGAAGGTAATTCCATGACCGCGCCAACAGGATCCAAGCCAAGCTTTCCTGACGGGATGTTAATTCTCGTTGACCCTGAGCAGGCTGTTGAGCAAGGTGATTTCTGCATAGCCAGACTTGGTGGTGACGAGTTTACCTTCAAGAAACTGATCAGGGATAGCGGTCAGGTGTTCCTACAGCCACTAAACCCGCAATATCCAATGATTCCATGCAATGATAGCTGTTCCGTAGTAGGGAAAGTTATCGCCAGCCAGTGGCCTGAAGAGACATTTAGTTAACAGCCTCACAACTCTAAAACACACAACAATAACCCGACCTTAGCGTCGGGTTTTCTTTTTCCAAAATATAAACCCATTAAATACAAAGCGTTATAAAAAACTAATTATATTTAGAACATTTTGTATTGACTCAATAAAGTACAAATCGTACTATTTAGCCATCAGCAGGACGTACTAACCACCATGAAGGTGACGCTCTTAAAAATTAAGCCCTGAAGAAGGGCAGCATTCAAAGCAGAAGGCTTTGAGTAGCGCGAAATGCAGCTGCAAGACAGCAACCGTGGAGATAAGCATCACGGCGCGTTACTCAAAGCTAACTGACAGGAGAATCCAGATGGATGCACAAACACGCCGCCGCGAACGTCGCGCAGAGAAACAGGCTCAATGGAAAGCAGCAAATCCCCTGTTGGTTGGGGTAAGCGCAAAACCAGTTAACCGCCCTATTCTCTCGCTGAATCGCAAACCGAAATCACGAGTAGAAAGCGCACTGAATCCGATAGACCTTACGGTGCTGGCTGAATACCACGAACAGATTGAAAGCAACCTGCAACGTATTGAGCGCAAGAATCAGCGAACATGGTACAGCAAGCCACGCAGTGAAATGGGTGTGACTTGTGTTGGTCGCCAGAAAATGAAATTAGGCAGCAAACCACTTATTTGAGAGGAATTAATATGTCATCAATCCGCTTAACTACGACAATAAAAGAAGTAATAGCACGCAACGCTTTAATTAAGTCCGGGGTATTCACTGAACTTGAAGAAGTAACAAAGTTAAAGAACCAGCTTGCACTTGATGCCAGAGTTATTGCGTTTGGCGGGAAAAAGAAAACCGAAGAAGTGGACCAGCTGGCATCAAAGTTAATGGCTGCAAGTGAGGAACTTCAAAAGCTGGGATGTTCATTTTACTCATGCGATGTCAGTTCAAGTTCGATTTATCTGACTGTATCTGGAAGAAGGGTTGGCTGGCATTCATACGGAAAAGACGGCAACGGTGAAGATATATTGCTCCCTACCCCCGACAAAGATAAATGCATGTTTGACGCAGAACACAAAATAACAAAAAGGTTTGATGAAATCTGCGCATTGCAACAAAAACTTGAAGCCAGGAAAAAGGATATCGAATCAAATGTATGGGCTGCTTTGAACTCAGTCACAACAGTTAGGCGACTTATTGAGGTCTGGCCTGAAAGCAAAGAGTTGCTACCAAAAGAAGCAGATAAAGCAAGTGCAGCACTTCCTGCTTTACGGGTAGAAGATTTGAATAAGATGATTGGACTTCCTTCCGAGGCCGCATAGTCGGCCTTTATTTTTGGAATAAACAACAGAATAAACGTAAGCGTAAACCGACCGCCGTATGTAGCCATTAGACAAGAATTGGTAACTTAGACGCCCATCTGACACAGACGGACATCTAAGTATGGAATTACAGGACTGGCGAAAAGAACCTCGTAAAAAGTATTCGAATGAATTCAAACTTCGTATGGTTGAACTGGCATCACAACCCGGTGCTTGTGTGGCTCAGATTGCACGAGAAAATGGCGTCAATGATAATGTTATTTTCAAATGGCTCAGACTCTGGCAAAACGAAGGGCGTATATCACGGCGTCTTCCGGTGACAACCACTTCTGACGCAGGCCTTGAATTATTACCTGTAGAGATAACGCCTGATGAGCCGAAAGAACCGATGGCTGCTCTTACTCCGCCCTTATCCACTCAGACTACTGTCAGTGCCAGCTCCTGCAAGGTGGAGTTCCGTCACGGTAACATGACGCTGGAAAATCCTTCACCAGAGCTGCTCACTGTATTGATTCGTGAACTGACCGGGAGGGGAAGATGATCTCACTCCCATCCGGTACCCGTATCTGGCTCGTTGCCGGGATAACCGATATGCGTAAGTCTTTCAACGGGCTGGGTGAACAGGTACAGCATGTGTTAAATGTTAATCCCTTCTCCGGTCACCTGTTTATCTTCCGTGGCCGACGGGGTGACACCGTTAAAATTCTTTGGGCTGATGCTGATGGTCTGTGCCTGTTCACCAAACGTCTGGAGGAAGGCCAGTTTATCTGGCCTGCGGTGCGTGACGGTAAGGTATCCATTACCCGCTCGCAACTGGCAATGCTCCTCGATAAGCTGGACTGGCGTCAGCCAAAAACATCCCGCCTTAACGCCCTGACAATGTTGTAAAAAACGCCTGGCCGCATTATAAAAACGGCCATGAGTCAGAAATACCTCATTCGCATTGCAGAACTGGAAAGCCAGCTCCGTCAGAAAGACCAGCAACTGAGTCTGGTTGAAGAGACGGCGGCCTTCCTGCGCTCTGCACTGGCACGTGCCGAAGAAAAGATCGAAGAGGATGAACGGGAAATAGAACATCTGCGGGCTCAGATAGAAAAACTGCGCCGGATGCTGTTCGGTACCCGTTCTGAAAAACTGCGTCGTGAAGTTGAACAGGCTGAGGCCCTGCTGAAACAACGCGAACAGGACAGCGATCGTTGCAGTGGGCGGGAAGACGATCCACAGGTTCCCCGCCAGTTGCGACAGTCGCGCCATCGTCGTCCGTTACCGGCACACCTTCCCCGTGAAATACACCGTCTGGAGTCTGAAGAAAGCTGTTGCCCGGAGTGTGGCGGTGAGCTGGATTATCTGGGGGAAGTCAGTGCAGAACAACTGGAACTGGTGAGCAGCGCCCTGAAAGTGATCCGCACAGAACGGGTAAAAAAGCCTGTACAAAATGTGACTGCATCGTTGAAGCACCGGCGCCGTCCCGCCCGATAGAGCGTGGTATCGCGGGCCCCGGATTACTTGCCCGCGTGTTAACGGGAAAATACTGCGAACACCTGCCACTGTATCGTCAGAGTGAAATCTTTGCCCGACAGGGTGTCGAACTGAGCCGTGCATTACTCTCCAACTGGGTTGACGCGTGCTGCCAGTTAATGACACCGCTGAATGATGCCCTGTACCGTTATGTGATGAATACCCGCAAGCTTCACACTGACGACACACCGGTAAAGGTACTGGCACCGGGCCTGAAAAAGACGAAAACAGGGCGCATCTGGACGTATGTCCGGGATGATCGCAATGCGGGTTCGTCATCTCCTCCGGCGGTCTGGTTCGCGTACTCACCGAACCGGCAGGGGAAACACCCGGAGCAACACCTCCGCCCCTTCCGGGGTATCCTGCAGGCGGATGCGTTCACAGGTTATGACAGGCTGTTCAGTGCAGAACGTGAAGGTGGTGCGCTGACAGAAGTTGCGTGCTGGGCCCATGCCCGGAGAAAAATCCACGATGTATACATCAGCAGCAAAAGTGCGACGGCAGAAGAAGCCCTGAAGCGAATCAGTGAACTGTACGCCATCGAGGATGAAATACGGGGATTACCAGAGTCAGAGCGTCTTGCAGTCAGACAGCAGCGAAGCAAAGCGTTACTGACGTCGCTGCATGAATGGATGGTGGAGAAGAATGGTACGCTGTCGAAAAAATCCAGACTGGGCGAAGCGTTCAGCTATGTACTGAATCAGTGGGACGCCCTCTGTTATTACAGTGATGACGGACTGGCGGAGACGGACAATAACACAGCGGAAAGAGCGCTTCGTGCAGTCTGTCTTGGAAAGAAAAATTACGTGTTCTTCGGTAGCGATCACGGCGGCGAGCGTGGTGCACTGCTGTACGGGCTGATCGGCACCTGCCGTCTGAACGGTATCGATCCGGAAGCGTATCTGCGCCATATTCTGAGCGTACTGCCGGAATGGCCCTCCAACCGTGTTGACGAACTCCTGCCATGGAACGTAGTTCTCACCAATAAATAAGCGTCAATACGGTGCTCCGTTGACGCTTACGAATAAACACAGCACTGTGTATTCATTCCAACGAGTGAATACACGGAGCAATGTCGCTCGTAACCAAACAGGAGCCGACTTGTTCTGATTATTGGAAATCTTCTTTGCCCTCCAGTGTGAGGGCCTTTTTATATGCATACCAATAACGCTTCACTCGAGGCGTTTTCGTTATGTGTAAATAAATAAGGAGCACACCATGCAATATGCCATTGCAGGGTGGCCTGTTGCTGGCTGCCCTTCCGAATCTTTACTTGAACGAATCACCCGTAAATTACGTGACGGATGGAAACGCCTTATCGACATACTTAATCAGCCAGGAGTCCCAAACAATGGATAAAACACTTATGGCTATCCAGACTAAATTCACTATCGCCACCTTTATTGGCGATGAAAAGATGTTTTGTGAGGCCATCGAAGCCTACAGGAAATGGAGGTCAAAATGATTCCGGTAGAACTGGCGAAAACTCCAGAGTTAAGTCGATTAAAAAGAGAATATCACATTGCTGAGGCTCGTTACTGGCGTAAAGCGGGAGATAAATCCAGGAAGCAACTTTGTTTATGGCAAGCGCAAAGAGAGCGCATGAATGAGCGCGAATTTCTTTCCTCCCCATCCGAATTACCATTCTGAGGTGAATTATGGGTACTGCAACATTAATACTCGGTGAGTCTGGCACCGGAAAATCAACCAGCATGAGAAATATCAATCCAGAGGAAGCAATACTTATAAAACCAATAGGCAAGCCGCTACCATTTAAATCAAAAGACTGGCTTGCATGGGATTATGGAGCAAAAAAAGGAACCGTAGTTACCACTGATAAATGGGACGTAATAGTTGCCGTAATTAAGCGTGCTCACGAATACGGGAAAAGAATCGTTATTGTTGATGACTTCCAGTATGTGATGAGCAATGAGTTTATGCGCCGCTCAGAAGAAAAATCGTTTGATAAATTCACTGAGATAGGCCGTCACGCATGGGAGGTCATTAAGGCTGCGCAGGATGCGCCTGATGACCTGAGAGTCTATTTTCTTGCGCACACCGAAGAAACTCCTATGGGGCGTGTGAAAATGAAGACTATCGGCAAAATGCTGGACGAGAAAATCACTGTCGAAGGCATGTTTACTATAGTTCTTCGCACCCTTACCCGTGATGACCAGTTCTTTTTCACCACAAAAAACAACGGTGCAGACACTGTTAAATCCCCAATGGGAATGTTTGACTCCAATGAGATTGATAACGATCTCTCTTTCGTCGATGCCACTGTTTGTGATTACTACGGCATCAATAATGTTCATCAAATTAAGGAAAACGCCGCATGAGCAACGTGATTTTTACTTATAACGAAGAAGCAGCACTGACCGCAGGGCAAGGTGGTTTTATTAACGAAACTGGCGCTCATATCATTACCATTACTGAAGCAGAACTAAAGCAATCAGAAAAAGGAGCCAAATTTATTGAGTTTTCTGGCGAATCCGACGACGGACGTAAAATCCAATATCTTAGCGTCTGTGTTCAGAAAAATGACGGAACGGAAAACAAATTTGGCGCAAATGTCGTTCACGCCATGATGGGGTGTGCCGGGATTGGACAATTAACGCAACATATGGTTTCCGCCAGTAAATTTGTTGCGCCTGAATTTCATGGAAAGAAAATCGGGTTAGTGCTCCAAAAAGTATTAACCACAAACAAAAAGACTGGCGCAGACAGCTACCAGATGGAAATACGCATCCCGTTTATTGCACAAACAGGTCAAACCCTTAAAGAAAAGGCGGAAGGCAAGCAACCAGAAACTATCGCCAACATGGTTGCCAGTCTCAAAGATAAAGACAATCGCTCTAAAAACGCAAGCCAGAATCATGCAGATGATTATGGTTACAGCCAGAACGATTACCCTCCTTTCTGATTACTGAAAATAAGGCTCCCATTATGCCAGCGCCTCTGTATGGTGCGGATGACCCGCGCAACTGCTCCGGTAGCTCCAAGGCGGAGGTGCTGGAAAATATCAAAAACAATTTCGACGTGTTTCTTGCTCTGACACCAGAAACAAAAGCAGAACGGATGTACCGACGCGATATACAGCTCGCGTTAAAAGATGAGAAGGACCGAACAAACGAAACAGCAATGCGACCGTTGCGAAAAGCGACAATAGACAAATTCCCTGAATATATCGACCCGCGCCTGCGTAATTACCGCTCACGCTATGGCGCTATCAGTAATGACTGAGGAATTAACAATGAAAACAATGAAGCTAAACATCGACCTCGGAAAATACGTTATTACCGGAACCAAACACGATCTGATTCTTAATGAAAGAGGAATTATCAAAGAAGGCGATAATGCAGGGAAAGAAACACTCAGTCGTATCGGTTATTACAGCAAGTTTGAGCATCTGGTTAAAGAGTTATGCAACCGTGAAATCCTGTTATCTCAGGCGCAGACGCTACAGGATATTCAGCAGCATATCGAAACTTTAGGTATGTCACTTAGCATGGCTATTGACCAGTTCGTGGAGAGTAAATCATGAGAGGTCTTGCATACAATCCCGGCATTCTTCCGGCAGAAATGATTATTCGCCAACGCGTAAAGCCAATGCCATCGAGGGAGGAATTGCTTAAGAGAAAGAGTTTCGGTTCTGTTAATGACAACAAATATCTGAATGCGATGTTGCGCAAAGGAGGCAACCAGTGAGTGTATATCTCATTGATAAACGCCGACGTGGGCAACATACCACCTTTTGGAATTACGAATCACACATGGTTTTGCGTACTTGATATCGATGGTATGGATACGTTGGTTGACACTCGTCATTACTGCGATACCGCAACAGCTACTCCGGAGAAAGCAAAGAAAATGGCTGCTCTGATAGAAAACTGGACTCCACCTGATGGTTGGTGCAATGGGAATGATCGAGATTGGCACGAAAAAATGAAGGGCTATATCTGCGATTTTTTACGTAAATGCAACGGCTTCAGGGTGATGTGATATGACCACTATGACCAGAGAAGAACAAAAGCAAGTTCTCATAGATACAGCTAATCACATAATCAATCGTGATAATACTTCACCATATAGCGAAAATCTTAGGGAACTGGCACGAATCGCACTGGCCTCGCTTGAGGCAGAGCCAGTTGGTGCATTCCACATTGCTGAACAGCAAGTTGACGGCACAAGTGACTATCTCAAGGATGGAGAATGGCCTATTGATAATGGGATTATTGAAGTCTACGCCGCTCCGCCAGTACCGGTAGTACCTGCTGCATTACCTGAGAACGACGATGAGGACGGGCATGACATTGATTATCTTGAGCCATCTGAAGTTTACGCTCTTGGGCGAACAGCTGGCTGGAACTCCTGCCGTGCCGCTATGCTTCAGTCCGGAAACTTTCGGGAAAACAAGAATTCGTCAACCAGTAATTTTCGGGAAATCGCGGAAACGTCAACCAACCATCCGGTAACTCCGGATAGTTGGATAAGCTGTAGTGAGCGAATGCCGGAAGAAATGGGAGAGCGACAATGCTATGTGTTAGCAGCTGACTTTAAAAACAACTACCCACCAAACATCCCCAACACTCAGGTCGGCGTATATGGCGACTGGTTTAATGATGGCAAGCCCACTTGGGATGACGGTGATGGCGAAGACCTGCATCTCAAGGAGGTAACCCACTGGATGCCGCTACCGGAACCGCCGCAGGAGGTGAAGTGATGGACTCCTTCGCGAAATATACGATTATTGACTGGATAGCCTTCCTTCAGGTTTTGCTCATCTGGTTTTATATGGCTTACAGGAGTGGACAGTGGATTGTCAGTGTAGCCTGTAGCAAGGGATGGCGTTGGTGGAACCGAAAGAATAAAAAAGCGCTGGCCTTGGATTCGTTTTACGAAGCATTCAATCTTAACAGCCTTCAGCCTGGTTCTGTCGTTGTAGTCACCACTCAAAGCGGCATGACGATACAAATTCACAAGCCAAAGGAGGAAGGTCGTGGCTAACCTGCAACTTGCCGTTAAAGGTGAATACTTCGATGCCATGATTCGAGGAGAGAAAACGGAAGAGTATCGCCTGTGTAATGACTACTGGAATAAGCGAATTATGTTCCGGGAGTATGACCGCCTGATTATCACAAAGGGATATCCGAAGCGCGACGACTCCAGTCGCAGAATTGATGTTCCGTATGGAGGATATGAAGTGAAAACAATCACACACCCCCACTTCGGTGATAAGCCGGTAAAGGTATACGCGATAAAGGTGAATATCAATTGCTAAATTAGTGGCATAGCATAAAGATGCTTGCATTAATGAAGTGTGTATAATAACACCTCATCAATAGTAAACTACTGAAATAGCAAAAAATGCATATTAAAGAGGATTCGAAAATTGAAAATGTTCATGCAAATAGACAGACGCATAGATATTAATGGCAATTCATACTTAGTTAGATGCGAAGAGAGGCCTAACGGTGAGTGGCGTGTATATGATATTGACCGTAAGGTCAATATCAGCACCATGAACAAAGACACTGCCTTTGATGAATGGAAAGCTGAAGCTAAAAAACAACATAATTCGTAGAATTACAAAAACCCTAACCAATTGATGGATTTCTTTTATCTGAACTCGCTACGGCGAGTTTTGTTTTATGGAGATGATAAATGCACTTCCGAGTTACAGGTGAATGGAATGGAGAACCATTCAACAGAGTTATCGAAGCAGAGAACATCAATGACTGCTATGACCACTGGATGCTGTGGGCGCAGATAGCACATGCAGACGTAACCAATATTCGAATTGAAGAACTGAAAGAACACCAAGCCGCCTGATGGTGGTTTTTTATTGCCTGATTTGCAGGTTCGATTCCCTATTCGGAGATAGCACTCATGCAACACGAACTACAGCCTGATTCACTGGTTAATTTGAAATTCATCATGGCCGATACTGGCTTCGGTAAAACCTTCATCTATGACCGGATTAAGTCCGGGGACCTGCCTAAAGCCAAAGTTATCCACGGGCGAGCAAGATGGTTATATCGTGACCATTGTGAATTCAAAAATAAGCTCTTAAGCCGCGCCAATGGGTAAAATAGCGGGTAAAATATTTTTCACATCTAAAAAACACCATTCCAATCAATCCCCTGCCGCTTCAAGTAGATGCCTGCAGGGGACACCAGATACCCTTCAAACGAAATCTACCTTCACCCCGTAAAAGATGGGTTTGGCAGCACACTTGCCTTATATCTACTCATTTTTACTGCAACAGGTTGAAATCTCAGCACTGTCAGAAAGCGCTGATGACTAAACAGCCCTGGGCCGGGCGATGTAACCATCACACAGAATCCTGATAGCGAAATATGGCGTGACTCGATACTTCACTCCGCAATGCATTCCTTGATGAATTCGCAGGACCGTGATACACGGGACAGGTCACTGAATGACGACAATGTCCTGGAAATCAGCGAACCGCGCATCTGAAGTACATTTGAGCGACTGTACCAGAACATGAATGAGGCGTTTGGATTAGGCGATTATTAGCAGGGCTAAGCATTTTACTATTATTATTTTCCGGTTGAGGGATATAGAGCTATCGACAACAACCGGAAAAAGTTTACGTCTATATTGCTGAAGGTACAGGCGTTTCCATAACTATTTGCTCGCGTTTTTTACTCAAGAAGAAAATGCCAAATAGCAACATCAGGCAGACAATACCCGAAATTGCGAAGAAAACTGTCTGGTAGCCTGCGTGGTCAAAGAGTATCCCAGTCGGCGTTGAAAGCAGCACAATCCCAAGCGAACTGGCAATTTGAAAACCAATCAGAAAGATCGTCGACGACAGGCGCTTATCAAAGTTTGCCACGCTGTATTTGAAGACGGATATGACACAAAGTGGAACCTCAATGGCATGTAACAACTTCACTAATGAAATAATCCAGGGGTTAACGAACAGCGCGCAGGAAAGGATACGCAACGCCATAATCACAACTCCGATAAGTAATGCATTTTTTGGCCCTACCCGATTCACAAAGAAAGGAATAATCGCCATGCACAGCGCTTCGAGTACCACCTGGAATGAGTTGAGATAACCATACAGGCGCGTTCCTACATCGTGTGATTCGAATAAACCTGCATAAAAGACAGGAAAAAGTTGTTGATCAAAAATGTTATAGAAAGACCACGTCCCCACAATAAATATGACGAAAACCCAGAAGTTTCGATCCTTGAAAACTGCGATAAAATCCTCTTTTTTTACCCCTCCCGCATCTGCCGCTACGCACTGGTGATCCTTATCTTTAAAACGCATGTTGATCATCATAAATACAGCGCCAAATAGCGAGACCAACCAGAAGTTGATATGGGGACTGATACTAAAAAATATGCCGGCAAAGAACGCGCCAATAGCATAGCCAAAAGATCCCCAGGCGCGCGCTGTTCCATATTCGAAATGAAAATTTCGCGCCATTTTTTCGGTGAAGCTATCAAGCAAACCGCATCCCGCCAGATACCCCAAGCCAAAAAATAGCGCCCCCAGAATTAGACCTACAGAAAAATTGCTTTGCAGTAACGGTTCATAAACGTAAATCATAAACGGTCCGGTCAAGACCAGGATGAAACTCATACACCAGATGAGCGGTTTCTTCAGACCGAGTTTATCCTGAACGATGCCGTAGAACATCATAAATAGAATGCTGGTAAACTGGTTGACCGAATAAAGTGTACCTAATTCCGTCCCTGTCAACCCTAGATGTCCTTTCAGCCAAATAGCGTATAACGACCACCACAGCGACCAGGAAATAAAAAAGAGAAATGAGTAACTGGATGCAAAACGATAGTACGCATTTCTGAATGGAATATTCAGTGCCAT